ATGCTCTGGTGGCTGGAAATACTCGCTCAATATGCAACTTCCACCGGCCTGGCCGTGCTTTGTATTTTCGTGTTCTGGGCGTATGGCCTGGCATTCGGCAGGGCCTACATGAAGCTCCTCTCGGGCCTGCTGGCCGCCATGCTGCTAATGATCGCCGCATGCCCGCACGGTGTGGACTTTGCACTGGGCAAACACTTGGCGCATGGAGATACCAGTGCGCTGCTGCTGTTTATCGCAGATGCAACAGGCGTAATCACAGCGGTGGTGGTGGCCTCGTTTTTCTTCAGCCCCGGGCGGTTGCAGGACGAAGCCTGAGCGGGACCCATGGAGAGCACCTGATATTTCTGCCAGTAGCATTGGCGGCTGAACGTTGAGAAAGTGAAACTGCCAATGTGGCATCACACCGCAACCCGGCCAGGAAATACACACCATGCAAAAGCACGCCAACACCACGCGCTTCTTCTATCAGAATGGCAAACTCGTCACTGTCAAAACCAATGAACAGGGCCGTAGCATCTTCCGCTCCTCGGATGTGCCGCTTGCCGAGCAACAATCAGACGGCACCCACCTCAGCGGATTGCTGGTGACCGACGACAAGGGTTCGGTACTACAGGTGCAGGAAAAAAGCTGAGGCCCTCGGGCCGCATCGGTGCCACCGCAAGGATCGCCGCCTTCCACAAATCTGTTGTCCTGAGGCGATGCTCATGGCACCGTTGACGCCACAGACCAGGAAGGCCTTTAGCACCATGGAAACGCTTCACAGCATCAAGTCAGATCTGGTCAGAACAGCCGATCATCTGGAAAAGCTCAGCCAGGCCATGAGTGGCCACGCCAGGTTCATGGAGGCAAGAGCCACTTTGCAGAGTGCGCTCGACGTGACGGCGCACATCAGGTCCATCAATGTGGTTGCGGACGAGTTGCGCTCTGTCGCCGCGAAAATCGACGACGACATTGACGGTGCTTGCTGATAAGCGAATCGGCACGTCAGGTGCCCGGCCAGCTCTTCAGCTGAACTTGAGCTTCACCACTTTGCTCAGCGCCCAACCACTGAAGACGTAGAACGCGTCCAGGTAGAAGCGCCCCGCATAGTTGGGCAGTGGCGAGTGATTCAACAGCACATCCGGGTCAGGCGCCGGTGGAAACAGGGCATAAAAGCCGCTAGGCAGCACCGCCAGGGCCAGCAATAACAGGTAAGTCGAGGCTTGCACAAGGGTGCGCCGACTGCCGAAGCTGGCCGACCATTTCAGCCCGTAGAACGCAACCAGGCCGGCAACGGGCAACACCCAGAAATGCGTCGGGATCCCAATGAACATTTCGGCGACAACGCTTCTTGCTTCCACCCACTGTCCTCCATCCAAATGCGTGAATTATCACGGGCAAGGCAGGCGAATGCAAAAAAAGCGCTGCTCAAGCCAGTTCTTGAAATTTGCCGGTGAACCTGCATACAGCGCGTTGGGCGGATATCATGCTGACGTTCCCAAACACAAAAAACCCGCTTTCGATGGCGGGCTTTTAGTGTAGGGAGGTCAGTGCATCATGCTTTTGAACACATCAACGCGGCATCCAGCAACCGGCCATGGTCGTACCAGGCATCGCGTTGATAGGCTGTGAACTGGTGCTGGCCGGCTGTGCTGCGCAACTCCACAAGGCCCTCTGCCTTGCTGGGGTCGGTGCTTTCGATGAACAGTCTGACCGAGTTATCGCCATCGACCTCGTAGGTTTTCACATGCCCTGGCAGTTCGCCCTTCACGCATCCCAGATACACGGGTGCGCTTTTCGCGGTGGTGCCAGAGGTATAGTCATGGCCGTCACGCACGTCAGGGGTTTGTGCGCAACCTGCCGTGAACAATGTGGCGAAGGCGGACACGAGTAAGGCGCCTGCTAACGATATTGAGCTCTTCACGCGACACGCTCCTGCTGCCCCATCTAGAACGTAGGAAAGTGTTGCCAGTAGCACGCCATTTTTTAGTTTTCGTGAGCCCATGTTACTGCTCAACAACAACCGTGCCCTATGTTTGTTTGCTATATGGGTCAAGGCTGCATTCAGGGCGCAGTGAACGTTCTCTTCTGATGAGCATAAGCAACCGCAAGTGGCCCCAACTCCGAGTATTCCCAAGCCCACTATCGGGGTCAGGCGATGGCGTTCAGAAACACCAAGGTTGCCACCAGGTCCAGGACCAGCACAGCAGTCACAACGAAAACCATGTAATAACGGTCATCCTGAGTCATTTCGGCGCTCTCCGCGGGTCAATGTCTCAGGGTCACAGCAATTATCGTTCCATCACCGAAGCCCCTCCAATGGCTGCCGCTACGCTCATGCATGGCGGCCCTCTACGACGCCTTGACCTGGCACACCCCGTTGGCTTTGTTCTTGCCGGTGTACGAGACATCGGGCGAACCGTCGGGGTTGATCGACAGTGACACAGTCACCCCGCTGCCCTTGGCTTCAAAGTAGTTGTCGTTGAACTTCTTCAGCTTGCCTTCTTTGCCATTGATGTAGATCGGCCCGCCCTTGTCGGCATGCACCTCGATATTTCCGGGGCACGTTGCGTTCACCAGCGGAATACCGGCGTGGGCAGCGCCCGAAGCTACCAGCAAAGCAGCCAGCAATAGTCGTTTCATCTCACGCTCCTCGAGTGGTTTGACAGCCAGCATAGCCTCCGGCGACCACTGAACCGGCTCTATAGCCCCTCTTTCTCTATTTCGAAGCGGCGAAAAGGTCGGCGGCAGGAGCGCCTTCGGCAGCGATGTGGCGCGCCCGAGCCACTCCCCAGGCAAGCGCCCTGGTCATCGACTCGCCTGGCCGAGAGTTGAATGCCTCCTCAAATAACGCCATCCCTGACCGAGCATAAACCCCCAGGAACATCTGCGCTCCACCCGTTCGGGACAGCCTGACCCGCACATCGATGCGGGTGCCGTCACTCAGTGTTTCTTCATGACTTTGGTGGTGCAGTGTCGGGTCAGCCCAAGCCCAGTAAACGTGGCCCCTCATTCGCATAAGCTCTCCTTCACCGCCAGTGGGTGATTGGTGCAACCAGGATGGGCAGACCCCTTCATTTGTGATTAGGCCTATCCAACTAGCTTGACCACCAGGCGCGAGCAAAAGCTCCATTTTTTTACCCCTCGCCCTCGACCCACTGCCGCGACATGGCGGCAAAGGCGAAGCCAGGCAAGGGGGGCGGTGACCGAAACACCGTTCCTGTTCCCTCCTTCGACGAACGCCGGGTGCGTGAAACAGGCCTGCGGTTACCCTGAACAGCGGGTGCCTGTGCCGAATGAATTGGGATCAGGCGTCGCCCCCCATACAACTGCCGTCACACCTATGCGACAATACGCTCAATGTCCGGCCTCAACCCCGCATTTATCGCCCAACAGCTCGGGCATAGCGTGCAGATGCTCTTATCGACTTATGCGCGCTGGATTAACTCGTCCAACGACTGGCGGAGCCGGAAAAGCTCCAGATTGGTCCGAAATTGGTCCGTAGCTGCGAAGAAGCCACGTAAGTTATTGATAGGTAAGCTCCTTGATCTCCACCGCTAACATCACCATGCGATTATTTTCGCGGTTTTGAGCGGTGTAGAGTGCAGTGTTTCCGGGGGTTTCAGCCTCTCAAGAACGCATAAAAACGCATGCATTGGCCCAAGAATTGGCCCAAGAATGGCTCCCAGTTCCGGGGCCCAGGCCGAGCCGTTTCCCGGATTTGCAATCCGATACAAGAATTGCCCTCTCATGCGGCGTTGGTGTGAAAACAAGTTCCAAAACAAACTGGGATTTGCCGGGCTGTAACCCGCATTCTACAAGGGTCGCCGTTTCAGTTTTGGAACTGATTTTGGCCCCATTTTTATCCGCCGTGCAGCGCTGCACCGAAGCGCCTAAGACAACCTCAGCACTGGCTTGACCCTGCCCCTCCAGCACCCCTCGCTGCCTCATGAGTGGTATCACCATTGCTATCGCCTTGAGGATTCTCGCACCAGCACCTGGCACTACCCGCATGCATGTCGTAGACGGATTTCACTCCGCCCCAAGGCCCATTGGAAGAAGAACGATCACGGCGATGATCGTCCTCCTCACTATGGATCAAATGCTGGATTCTCAGATAGAGTAGCCGTTTTTGGGGAGGTGCACTCATGGCTTACGATGCGGATGACGTCTATTGGCTGTTGGAAAATTTAAATTTAGCCCGCAAAATAGACGACATAAAATCCAACATTGAATCCTTAACTAGTCAAATTGATAAAATTGATGCAATTGGAAAAGGGGAACTCTTTGATCTTCAACAAGTTTTGTCAGACCATCTTAGCGAAAAGCCAGAGCCAAAAACTAGCAGTCTCGAGTTAGATACCGTAACCAAGTCACTAGATTCGATTTCCTTAGTCTCAAATCATATTTTGGAAGTGGTGGAGCGCCCTGATAAAGATAACTTAGTCTGGCCACCTCTATTAGGACAGATAGTAACCTTGCAAGGGTGGGACTATCCGCATGTAGTAAAAGCTGTTGAAGTCGAAGATGGAGCTGTAAAGTATTTAGTAGGTGCGAGCACTCGCCGTGACGACCCCCGAGATGTTTCGGTTAGACTGTGTGAGCTTGTGCCCCATAGATGGTGAGACTGATGCTTAGCTGGATGTGTCCTGCCCAATAGCCTCAGATAGGTGTTGGGCTCGGCGGTTTTCAAGACCGTAATACAAACGCCCTATCCACGCGGGCTAAGCGGAGAAATCGATTCCAAAACAAACGCAAAACGACACTGCCACAGGCCGTATACTACAAGGGTCGCCGTTTCAGTTTTGGAACCGATTTTCGGCCCATCGCCCACACCTTTCACTGCCATCCGGATGGAACCTTATGAGCAAAAAGGCACGATCTGCAGGAACTCAAAAAAGGGAAAAGGAGAAGGAAAAGGACCTCCAAAAAGCAGATAGACGGCGCGCTCTTGAGAGAGAGCGGGCGGATGCACAGCGAAAGAAAACGGTTGCGCTAATGCGGAGCGGAAAGCTGAAGCTCAAGAAAGCCAAACCCGAAGAAGAGCTGTATAGCATGATGCCTTCAGTGCCCAACCAATCGGCGATAAGGCGAGAAGATGTCGTCATAGACAAGAACACGGATTCAAGAAAGGAGCCGAACCATTACAAGCTCGAAGGCGATACCGGCTGGTAAAGTGCCGTCCGATCCAATCAAATCCCCTACCTCTGCCACCTTCTAGTACTGCAGCAGTAGCGTGAGAATCGAGCCTCAGGCCGCGCCGTAAGCGGCCTGTGCATTGGCCCTGTCTAATACAGTTCTGCCAGTTTCAGCGACTTTGCCCCACTAAAACCGAGAAGCTTTCGAGCAGTTTTAGACAGCTTCAGCACCCCCACCCTGGCGTTCTGCCAACGATGATCCGGCCAGGCTCATCACTCCCCATCCCCTCCCACGATTCGTACTTGAACAGGCCGATGTGATAGGCCTCTTCAAACTCCATCAACCCCCAAGCCCTCGCCGCCTCGGACAGCTCCAGCATGTCGACCAGGTTCTCGGCGCTGACCTCACGCCGACGATGGGCGGCATAAGCCATCTCATCGAGCACGGCAGCGCGCCCGTCCGGGTCTGTGATCAGGGCGAACTGGTCGTTCAATTCATCCAGCCATGCCTGCGGTATCCCGGCCATCATTCTGCCCTGCACCACCAAGACTGCGCATACAGCACGCCCTCGACCTCCTCTACCCCGTTGATATTGATCCCGAGCTGGGCCATACCGTTGACCTTGGCGTCGTGCAACCGGGGTATCACGTCCGGCCCCGGCGTAGGGTTGAAGATCCAAGCCTGGGTGGACACACGGCCCAGAGGCTCGCTATGGTGGTCGCCGATGTGAACGTCGGCGCGCAGCGGCTGAATCTTACTGAGCTGCCCGGTGGGGATGGCCACGCCATTCACTCGGCGGCGGACGAGGAGGAAATACATGGGGCACCGATACTGTATAAAGATACAGTATCGTAGCGATTGATCCCGGCGCCGGACAACTGCCGATCGGCGGATCAATGAAGAGGCGGCAGATCCGTGCCCCGGGCCTTGGCTATGACGCGAAGCTGATAATCGGACACTGCCTGGAACAGAGACTCGGCATGCAAGTGCAGGCGCTCGACCTCTTCAGCTGGTTCGCCACGATCTTGGGCCTCGTGGTAGACACGCAATGCGTCCACCGCCTGCTGAATCAGCGACTCGCCGGCCTGAACCATTCCTACAAAAGTACGCTTGTCCATAACCATACCTGACTAGTTTCTCTACAAATAGTAGCCTCCTTCGCGGAATTAGAGCTGATGGTCAAGCCGAACGCTTGGCATCAGCCCTTACTGTGCTCTGGGGAAGATGGCCCCGTCCCCCGCTTGATGCCGCGTGGCCCCATGATCCCCCACATAGCTAAGCCGACGATAGGCAGTGCTAGGAGTAGCAGTGCCCACATCGCTTTGGTCGACTCGGTCTTGTCACTCCGAAAGACACTGACGATGGCCCACAAATCGACAAGCAGAATGATCACCGCTACGGCGATCCAGAAATACGTCACAGGCTCGGTCATAACCGCCTCTCATATTCAAGTGAGCAGGCCACGAAAACCCGTGGCCTCGTATAACAGGGAAGCCTGCGGGCCGCTCAAAGTTCAGGCAGCTTGGTCCGGCGCAGATGAATGGACGCCACGCACACTGAACCAACTTCGGCTGCAACACGTCCATCGCAAAACAGCAGTCGGATGAGCCACTATGCCTAAAGACCTAGCATTCGAGGCGCTTGACTGGTTGTCACATCTAGCGCACTACCATCAGCGCTGGCTGCGTGGTGAGCGCGCCTGAGGGCAACGGCCATGAACGAAGACGAGCTGATCTCAAGGCACCATCCGGTCGATGAAGACATGCCCATGCAGCACCGTGTATGGCGCTTCGAACGGGTTGGATGGTACACGCTGGTGCTGCTCGTGATGCTTGCGCTTGCCGGGTTATTTGGCAACGGTCCGCTCAGCGACGCCCAAGCCGTGAGTACCGACGGCCGTATAGAGGTCGACTATCAGCGGCTCAGCCGTACAGGCAGCATCGATAATTTGCGAATCACAGTTCGCGGCGCCCCGGGGGAGCAGGTGATAGTGCTGCTGGGCGGAACATTGCTGCAGACCGCCAGCATCGAGACCATGCAGCCCCAGCCGCAGATGTCGCGGTCTCATGGAGAGGCGCTTCTGCTGGAACTTGGAACCGGCAAAGACGGTATCGCCACACTCTATCTGACCCTGCGCAGCGAGCATGTTGGCATCCTTGAAGGCATTGTCAGGGCAGGCCAGGCCAGCGCGGTAAACTTTTCAACCTTCCTGTACCCCTAGGAGCGTGATATGGACTCCATCCTTCGTGCGGCAGGCATGTATGTTGCGCTGATGTTGCTTTTTCGCGTGGCTGGCAGGCGCTCGCTGGCCGACCTAACCACATTTGACTTCGTGCTGCTACTGATCATTGGCGAAGCAACTCAGCAGGCGTTGCTCGGGGAAGACTTTTCCTTTACCAACGCTATCTTGGTGATTGCTACGCTGATTGTGCTGGATGTCGGTCTGTCGTTGGCCAAGCTTAATTCCAGACCTTTGGCACGCCTGCTCGACGGCCATGCCACATTGGTGGTGGAACAGGGACGCTTTCTACACCAGCGCATGCGCCGGGCAAGGCTAACAGAGGACGATATCCTTGAGTCGGCCAGGGACAGCCAAGGCATCGAACGCGTCGAGCAGATCAAATTTGCTATCGTCGAGCGAAACGGCAAGATCTCGATTATTCCCCGAAACTGACATCAGTTTCTGATAGCAGCCAGTCACGGCAGCTTGGTTCGGTAACAGCGAGAAGCTTGAGGCAGTTTTTAGACAGGGTTACCACCCCATCCCGGCGTTCTCGCAACCCCGGGCCGCGCTAGGACGTACCCTATCTGACCTTACTTGCGGATCATGGGCGCACTAGCGGGTTGTATGGATGGCAGAAATGATCCGCACTTTTTCCAGACGCTGCTCTCCAATAAATCGGGTGTTCCCGTCAGCGCCCACATTGAAGCCCGTTGATACAAGGAGATAAGACATGCCTGCACGTAAGACTGTTGAAGACCTGTTCATCCATGAGCTCTCTGATGTCTACAGCGCCGAGAAACAAATCACCAAAGCGTTGCCAAGGTTGGCTCGCGCTGCCACCAATCCGCTGCTTGCGGAGGCCTTTACTTCCCATCTCGAAGAGACCCACGGGCAGATCGAACGCATCGACCAATTGGTCGAAAAGGCAGGATTGAAGCTCAAGCGGATGAAGTGCGTCGCAATGGAGGGCTTGCTCGAGGAGGGCAAAGAACTACTGGACGAGATTGAAAAGGGCCCAGTTCTGGATGCTGCGCTGATTGGCGCCAGTCAGAAGGTGGAGCACTATGAGATTGCAGCTTATGGGACGCTGATCGCTATGGCAAAGCATCTGGGAATCAAGGAAGCTGTTGATCTACTTGTCGATACGCTTGCCGAAGAAAAAGCTGCAGACGAAAAGCTTTCGGCGATTGCCGAAGAAGGTGGTAACCAAGCGGCCACTCTAGAGAAGTAAAACAGGGCTGCCCTGCGTGACGCCGCAGGGCTAGCTTTCAACACGAATGACCAATCGTCGTCTCATCAAGGTGTAAGAAAAGATTTCCAAGAATCGCAGGGGTCATACACACTGAGTCTGCTTGGAGCTACGTTATGAAATTTGCACAGTTCTGCCAATGGCTGGCGAAAAACTCTGGCCGACCGCGGACCTTTCTGATCGCCGTTTCCCTCATCATTTTCTGGGCAGTGTCAGGGCCGTGGTTCCACTACAACGATACCTGGCAGCTGATCATCAATACCTCAACGACGATCATTACCTTTTTGATGGTATTCCTGATTCAAAATACGCAGAACCGAGATAATGACATCATTCACGTTAAGCTTGACGAGCTCATAAGAGCAACCAAGTCTGCTGAAAGGTCAGTACTAGATCTAGAAGCGCTCGACAATCGACAAATTCACGAGCTTCGAAAGGAATATCGAGCCATGGGAAGTGAATGCGAGCACGAGCCATCTCCGCTCGCAACCTCGGATGGACTCACGAAAGACGGTCATCAGCGATAGGTTGATCACGGAGCTTACTGGGCTGAGCTGGTACGCGTAGCCGGTGCTAGCGCGCGGCTGGTAGCCGTAATAAGCTCCTCGATGGACCAAGGCTTAAAAAGATAGCTGACGGGTGGTGTGATAGTCGACACATCCAATGGCGAACCGGAGGTCAAAATCGCTGGGACCCCTGGCCATTTTTGATGAACCATAGAGATAAATTCCATTCCCTTGATGCAACCTGGAATAAAGTGATCGACAATCATCAGGGAGCAGGCACCCTGAGATGCAAGGAGATGAATAAGGGCGTCCTCGGCATTGCCGAACGCCACACATGTGGCTCCCATCTCAGCCAAGATTGCTACCAGCAATGCTCGAAGAATCTCATCATCTTCGACAATTACTACAGTCAGTCCTGACAAAGACAGCTGATCCTGGTCAAGTTTCATCTGGTTCTCCAGCTACGATGAGGCTATGAGTGTTTCAGCTTCAGAATCATCAGTCGATGGCGGCATTTGGCCACATCAATTGGAAGCACCAGGGCGGATGCCGCCCTGGCACACCCTCTCAGGAGTGTGGACTTCAAGGAGCGGCGGAAAACTTCTTCATATCAACTGCAGGCGCCACAAACTCAGGGCCTTGCCCAGTAGGGCGCCACCGCACCTTGGAGATCCCATAGCGCTCAGCCATTGGGCGACTGACCTTCTTGATGTTGTGTTGACCGAACCTGGGAATCACGCCAACTCCAGCATCGCAACTCGCCCAATGCCAAGCCTCAGCGTTGTCCATTCGTTCCTGCCGGAGGATGAAGGTCCGGTAATCACCGTGAAGCTCATACTCAATTATGAAAAGCTTATTCTCTGCCATTGGACTCTCCTCCTTAGAATCACCGTCAATGGAGCTACAAAGCGGGCGAAAAATTCACTTCTTTTTGACCGTACGGTCACGCTCCTCCAAGCAAAGCTATGACCGCGGTGTCCGCCTTACCAACGAGTCGTACTCTCGCTCGCACTGCTGACCTGCTATTTGGGCTCGGTCATAAGCTTTCGCCAGTTCTCCCGCTCGAGCGTCAGCCCGTGCGAGCAGGTTGGAGAGCACCATGGCGGCGCGGGTGGCTGCCTGGCCTCGGGCGACAGCGGCGGTATCCGCGCCGGTGCAACTGATGGCGGCAGCGAGCTGGGTGGCGTCACTGCGCAGCCGCTGGCCAGCAGCATCGGCGTCAGCAGCGCCAGCATTAGCAATCGTTCTTTCTTCATGGGCCTTTAGCCTCGCCTCTTGCTGCGCATCTGCGCTCCGATGTTCTTCCTGGCGCGCCGATCGCTCACCAATCACTTCGGCGAGCCGGTCGCCGCTGTCCCGCTTCGCTGATTGCTTGCCGGCCTGGGCAAGCTCCACTGAGCGACCGTGCTCATAGGCCGCCCAGTGGGAAGCTAAAAGCACCAGGACTGCGGCAACTCCAGCCCACGGGTTCATGAAGCCAGGGCCCTCCGCACGCCCTCGTCGATCACTTCGGCCTTGTATGGGTTGCCGCCGTTCTCATGGATGATGATGCCTAGGACGGCCTCACGCAGAACGGCGCGCTTGGAAATGTCGATGGAGTCGCGCACCCCGACCCCGAGCCGCTTGGCGATGGCCTGCGCATAGGCCAGGGTGTTGTTCTCGCTGGCCGGCGCCCATCGGCTGATGAACTCCAGGGGGGTATCGATACCAAGGCGGCCCACACCTGGCATGCCGTCTTTGCCGCGGTAGTTAAGCAGAAGCTTGGCCAAGGCACGGATGCCGTTTTCAGGATGATCGAAGCGCGCGAATCGGGGCTTGGGAACACCCACCTCTACGCCGAGCTGGCCCTGCCAGGCGTTGCGGGGGTTGAAATCGATATTGCCGGGGTTGTGATTCCGGACGCCGCGAGGAGTACTCATTCAGTAGCCTCCTCTGGCGAAGCTTCCGGCTCGACCTCGTCCGGCGCCTGAGCGGTGACCGTCACCTCCGCCTTGAAGACCTTGATCACCTTGGCGGTGGACAGAACCACCCTCGGGTTGCTCTGCAACTCTTGGGTTGCAGCTGTTTCGGCCTCGCCCTCAGTAGCGAACTGGCGCTTGTTGATTGGGTTGTAGTCGTTTGTGGTGTCGATGACGATGAAAGGCATGAGTTTTCTCCGGGCAAAAAAATACCGCCGGATGGCGGTTGGGTTTGGGTGTTGCGGTGAGTCAGGCCGGCACTTCGGGCCAGTCGATCTCGTCGGGATAACCTGGCTGATCAACCAAGCGATTTAGCGCGACACGGTAGCGCCTCCAAGCCTTCAGGGCGTCAACCTCGCCCGGCATGGCCTCCTCAAGATCCACCGCATCTTGCAGCGGGGCTATGGCGTAATCAGCGGCCTGGCGCAGAACTGCAATTTTCTCTGTTGCCTCGCGCAGTTGCATGCTCGGCCGTAACGCCTCCACCTCGGCTGAAGTCGCAAAGCGCCATCCGGGGACGACACCAGATGAAAGTATTAAGTCGCTGCCGTTCGTCCAGTAGGACGGCTCCGGATTGAGATGGCGATCAATCTCCCGAGGCCCCATCAGCCTCAAACCTGGAGGAATGAATTCGTCTTGGCTGCCGTCTTCCTCGAACGCAAAGACCTGCCCCGTAAGATCATTGACTAGATATTTATGGCCCATGCTTCGACCCTCAGCTTGTGAGTTCTCGCCAGTAAAGAACGGGGGCAGTACCGTTCAGAACCGACACGTTATAAGTTGCAGCGGGAGGAACGATAATGGTCTGAGACGCAATATATTGTCCTGATGCGTATGAGTAACATCCGATCCCTGCCACTGCCCCGCCAACCGCAACCTGATAACCAACTCCGCCACCACTCGCGGGCCCACCGAAGACAGAAACTTGAATCGGCTTGCCTGTGGTATTCGTATAGGTAGTGCCCAAGGAGCGCTGTGGTGTTCTGTCTTGCCAGCTTTGCCCGACCCCTAGATCACCGATACCGAGGGACGCTTTGGCTGTGGCCGCCGTAGTGCCGCCTGTACCACCCTTTGCAATCGGCAGCGCTGCAGGGATGGAGTTGCCTCCAAGCGCTGCATAGATCTCATCGAAGTTTGCAATGGCCTTAACCCAGGCGCTTCGGCGGTCATCGCCGCCGGCACCGCTAGGCGCGTTGCCGAGATTGATTGTTTGTTTCGCCATGTCGACTCCTTAAAAAGGTTTCATTGGCCTGGAGGCAAACAGCGTCCGCCCATTGGCCGTAAGCGGGTTGATACCCGATCCGTTATCGCAATACATCTGCAAGATCGACCGGTTACCGGGCAGGAAACCGCCATAGTTAGTGCGTAGCGGCTGTGAGGTTTGCCCGATGTTGGTCATTGAAAACAGCGCATTGGCCAAGACGTAGTCCTGATAGCTCCCTGTCCAGGGCATCTGCTGACTTGGCGAGTAATAGGGTCCACCTACAATCGGATCGCCCGCTTGAACAAATGAGCTTGAGGCTGGCTGCCCATTTAGCAGAGCGAGGTTGGCGGTGGTGACAAAGGTCCTGCTACCTGCACTGTTTCGGACCGATGCCCCAAACTCTCCCGGTGGCGTGGATGGCGTCAGGTAGCTCGCGCAATACCAGTTGATCATCATCGGATAGAGTGCAGTTTCGCCGTGCGCCACTTGGTTGTTCCAGGCTTTCAACCTGAAACCTGTCCAGTTCCCAGGGCTACCCTTCACCGAAAAATTACCCACCATCATGTAGTTGTCAGCGTTCAGGAAGACTAAAGGCCTCTCGTACGTGGTGATGGGCGCAGCGAAGTTCACATCAGCCCACTGGATCTGGCTTCCGCTCCCCGGTCCTTGGAAACCAATGTTGAATCTCCCGTTATAGCGAACTGTCAGCACCTGGTTGACCGAGTCAATCTGCGTTCGAATGTTGTTGTTCGAAGCGCGCATGCCGTAGGAGCCTGGTGCTGGGAATGGCTCGCCGCCCAACGAGAGAATCATCACTTGCCAGGTGCGGGTGTAGGGCTGCCGCAGCTGCAACTGCCCCGCGGAGAACCAGGCCTGAGGACTGGTGGTGTTCTCTCCTCCGTCATACAACGCGTCCACGACCACGAAGGATTGCGCCTGGATCTCGGGAATCGAGATGTACTGGTCGAATTCGCCGTTGCCGGTCACCTGCATCATTTTCAGAGATCGCACCGAGGTGATCGTGGTGTCGAGGGTGATGCCCCCAGACGCATCCCGCGTCCGGAGCCCATATAGATCAGCCATTAGGTAAGCCTCCCTACCGCCGTACGCTCGATGCCATTGGCGTCGTAAACGTACAGCCCGGCGTTGTTCAGCAGCGTCGATCCATTGGCATCCTGCCCCCTGATACTCACAGCACCCGTCACAAAGTTCAGCTCCAGAAGGGGAAGTCCTTGTGAGTTGACTGCTTGCGAGCGAATCGTCATGCCGGCCACGATGTTCTGGATGAACGCCTGATTGATCACCGCCTGGTTGATGAACACCTGACCGTTCGAAACAACAAACGGCAGGGTCACCTGTCCAGACGACTCATCCACAATCGCAAAGCGCTGCGCGTAGGCCAGGATCTCAGCAGTTTCTCCATTACTGCCCAGCGCAAGCCCCGCCATCACGCGGCGCCCGTCGGCAATCGTTTCAGCCTTGATCGTGGTCATGGCGGAAACGCGCCCATCTACGCCGGCAATAGTCTCGGAGACCTGCTGCACCGAGGCGCTCACGGCCTGTACCGAGCCTTCTACGCCGCCGACTTGCGACTGGACCGTGTCCACCCGCTTGCCCATGGCAACGCCATCCTCGATCCGGGCCGACTGCTCGGTCCAGACACCAACCAGGCCGCCGGTGGCACCAGCCAAGCCGGTGCTGTCGCCCTCCATTTCCGGGTTCACCTGAACATACAGCCCATCCAAGCGGCTGGCCTGCGCGGTGATCGCCGTCCCTTGCTGGTTCACCGTGGTGTTCAGTTGGCTGATGGCCGTGGCCTGACCGCTCACCGCCCGCGCGGAAGGGCCCGGTACGAACGGAGAAGGCGTGTTGCTCTCCCCCACCCGCTTCTCGATCATCACCGAATCGATGATGGCCGTGAGCCCGGAAACAGCGCTCATGTTGAAGTAGATGGTGATGCCGACGTTGGCGCTATCCGTGACGGTGACCGGGAAGGTGACGCGTGTCCGCGTCGTCGGCAGGGCAAGCGTGGGCCCATACCGATGCGTGCCGTTGTATAACGAGACGCGCCCGTTGGTGGCCGCGCTGCACTGGATGTACATAGACACCAGGTACACGCCAGGCTCGATCCGCACGTTCCAGCCAGCCAGGGTGTTGGTCGTGCTCAGCATGAGGAAGCTATTGGTGCTGCTCCCAGCCAGGTAGCCGAAGCCGGAGTCAGCGTCCGGCACTGCCACGCCTTCTCGCGTCACACCACTGCCGACGGCCGTAGCCGGAAGCGTGGTAGAAGTCAGCCAGCTGTAGTCATCCGCCAGCAGGTTGGAGCCACTTCCCCCGATCCCGCTTATGGAGCTTTGCAGTTGAGTAACGGCCTGACCCTGCGAGCTCAGCGTATTGCCCTGCTGTGTCACGGTACCCTGCAGGCTCTGCAGCGCAGTGTTGTCCGCCTTGCCCGCCACAGCGTTGTTCAGCTGGGTGATGGCAGATCCTTGGCTGGAGACCGTCCCCTCCGTCACCGAAACACGGGCGTCAACCGATTGCAGTGCGCTGGCCTGGGCATTGTCCTGACCGGCGCGCTTACGTGCAATTGGCGAGGACAGGAACACATCGGTGGCATCACCCACCGACACGCGGAAGGTCATCGCCATACGCACGCATCCAGCCGGCACGGTGGCCTGCCCAGTCAGCTTCGTCCAGGTTTGCGCAACGTTTGTGAGACGAACCCCATCGCCCGCTGCAACCACCCAGTTGTGACCGACGCTCGTGCCTTCGAGATCATAGAACTGAATCCACAACCCATGCTGACGCGCCACTGAGCTGTAGGCATACAGCTCGAAATCATAGACCTCGCCGCCCGCAACAGAGATTTGCGAAGTCACCGCATTCTCGGGAGGCCGGACGTTGAGGGCACTTTGAAAGCCCAGGTAGTTGTTGCCGGTGGACGTTGCCACGGGCCACTTCACCACCCGGGGCGACGGCGCCCCAGATGGCACTGAGGCGTCATTGCGCGCCAGCACGGCGAACGCTGGAGAACCAGAGAACACCGGGCCATCTGCGAATGCCGGGTTGAACAGCAGGTTTTCAGCCGACAGAACGCCAACCGATGCCTTGATGTTGGTGATCTCGCTTCCTTGCGCCGTGATTGTCGATCCCTGCTGGGTGACCGTGTTGGTCAGTGCCTGGACCGTTGATGCGTCAGCCTTGGCGGCAACCTGGCTCAAAGCGCTTGCTGCAGCAGTGGCGGCGTCCGTTGCCACCTTGTCCGTCACCGCCACCCAGGCGCTGCCGCTCCACCGCTTGGGTGTGTTGGCGTTGCCCGTGGTATCGATCCAGAGGTTCTGCGCCAAGCGGTCAGCCGTGGCCGGCGTCGCACTCTGGATGATCACTTTACCCTTGCCGCCGGCCAAGTCCGAAGCTGCCTGCGCGGCCTGCTGCGCTGCAGTGACGTTCTGGTTGGTGGTGGAGAGGCTGTTGGTCAGTCCCGTGATTGCAGAGCCCTGGGAGGTCAACCCCAGCTCGGTCTGGCTCACCCGGGAATCAAGCTGCTGCGTGGCCGATGCAAGCGCCGCTTCGCCAGCCCCCTGTCTGGCGATTTTCAAGTTCGCGACCCACATCTTGAAGCCGACGACGGCAGGACCGTCAGGTACCACGTACAACGAAATTTCGGTTGTCTGAGCTGGCACGGTCACTTGAACGCCAAGCTTCTGCCACCCCCCATCAGCAGCCCTGTAGCCGAGGATTCGAACGTTGCCGCTGACGCTGGTAGCACTGTCGATCCAGTACGTGATAGCGATCTTGCCCGCGTTGGTCGTCGCATGTTCGCAGAACATCTGGCATTCCACGTTAAGGACTTCCCCCGGCGTCGCGGCGGTGCGCACGCTGCCGTTGGTGAACACCAGCGCCTGACCGCCCCATCCAGATACATCCCGCAACTTGGACATACAAAGCAGTCGATTTGCAGGTGCAGCAGCTGGTACACCCGCATCCGTCTTGCTGAAGTACTCCATCTTGAAGTCAGCGGTACTGTTGTTGACCAAATCGCCGGCGACATTGAAGTCGGGGTTGCGCAGCAGATTGTCCTGCGATGAGTTGCCAACCGATGTCTGGATGTTGGTAATCGCCTGCCCCTGGGCGGTCACCGTCTGCCCCTGCTGCGAAACTGTGTTGCTTAGTTGTTGCACAGTCGAGGCATCGGCTTTCGTCGCCACTTGGGACAGCGCACTGGCTGCCGCCGAAGCTGCATCCGTGGCCACCTTGTCGGTAACCGCCACCCATGCAGTCCCGCTCCAGCGTTTCGGCGTGTTCGCGCTGCCGGTTGTATCAATCCAGAGGTTCTGCGGCAGGCGATCCGCTACTGCCGGGGCCGTGGACTGATACATGACCTTACCCTTCCCACCCGCTAGATCGGACGCCGCCTGTGCTGCTTGTTGGGCAGCAGTGACGTTCTGATTGGTCGTGGTCAGGCTGTTTTGCAGGCCGGTCAGCGCGATCCCTTGCGAGGTCAGCCCCGTTTCCGTCTGCACCACCCGGGCATCGAGCTGGTTGACCGAGTTGGCCAAGGCGCCGACCTGACCAGCACTGTTGCCAATGTTGAAGGTCGACGGGGTTGTGCCGGCCCCGACCTGCTCCTCGAGCATGATGCGGTCTACCAGTACCGCGATTCCATCCTTCGGGTTGGGCGACGCAGATATGCACACCACCATCCGATCAGCTACGAAAGCAGTGCTGGTCAGGTCAAACACGGCGCTGTACCGGCCCCACTGATCGGTAATGGCGACATCCTGACCAGGTGCGAACCTCACGGCACCGTCGGCAGCAATAGTCCGCAGGCTGACCTGCATCTGCTTGGCCCCAGAAGTACTTTTGGCGTCCCAAGCCAGGATGTACTTCTTGTTTTTGAGGGCGATGTTTGCCCCCGAGTAGATGTTGCTCGGCGCAAAGTACGTGGTGCCGGTACCGGAGGTTTGAAGCAAGCGCAGCACATAGCCGTTGAAACCGTGCGGATCAGCTTCAACCGTGGCAGCCTGGCCCCCGCCCATCACCAGAGCGGGTACTGCCGGGCCAAACACAGCGTATTCGGCTGGCACCAGGTTGGCCCCGTTGCCCGCGATATCGCCCACCGCTGCCTGCACATTAGTTAGCGCGGATCCCTGCGCTTCGATCTTGCCTTCAGCGCTGGTTACCCGGGTACCCAAGTTGTTCACCGCAGTTGCATCGGCCTTGGTCTGAGCCAGGGCCAGAGCGTTAGCGGCCGCAGCTGCCGCATCCGTGGCAACTTTGTCCGTTACCGCTACCCAGGCAGACCCACTCCACCGCTTAGGCGTGTTGGCGCCGCCTGTGGTGTCGATCCACAGGTTTTGCGCGAGGCGGTCAGGCACCGGAGGGGTAGCCGTTTGCACGATCACCTTGCCCTTGCTGCCCGCCAGGTCGGATGCTGCCTGGGCAGCCTGCTGCGCGGCGGTGACGTTTTGGTTCGTAGTCGTCAGGCTGCTCTGCAGGGAGATGATCGACGAGCTCTGCGAGGTCAGGCCGGCCTCGGTCTGCGCGACCCGCGCATCCAGAGACTGCGTAGCAGACGCCAGCGCATTGGTCTGGGCGGCACGCTTGCGTACGGCCGGGGCGGCCATGTAAGCAACCAAGGCGTCGCCGGTAGACATGCGAACCGTCATCGCCAGGCGCACGGCGCCTGCCGGGACCGTCACCATACCCGTCAGCTTCACCCACTGACCTGCGGTGGTGGCAATGTTGAAGCCATCCCCGCCCTGCTGGACCCAGCCATGGGTAACAGAAGATCCGTCCAATGCGTAGTACTGCGCCCATAGGCCGAACTGCCTGGCCTTCTCACTGTGCAGCACCAGCTCAAAATCAAAGACCTCTCCGGCCGCCACCGCGATCTGTGTCGCATTGGAGTTCTCAGGAGGCCTGACGTTGAGGGCAGACGTAAATCCAACATAGGTGTTCCCCGTACTGGCGGGCACGTCCCACTTCACCACGCGCGCCGTGGGCGCACCTGCCGGCACGCTGGCATCGCTTCGGTTCAGCACCAGGATGCCGGGCTGGGCGTTGACGCCGTTACTGCTGGAGAAAGATGGGTCCAGCAGCAGGTTCTCACCGGAGATGTTCCCGATGCTGGCCTGGATGTTCGTGAGGGCCTGGCCTTGGGCGGTGATCGTGCTGCCCTGCTGGGTCACCGTATTGGACAACGCGGTCACTGTCGAGGCGTCGGCCTTGGTCTGCGCCAGCGCGCTTGCTGCAGCAGCGGCAGCCGCCGCATCAGTGGCCACTTTATCGGTCACAGCTACCCAGGCACTACCGTTCCAGCGTTTCGGAGTGTTGGCGTTGCCGGTGGTGTCGATCCAGAGGTTCTGGGCCGCCCGATCAGCAACCGCCGGTGTTGTTGCTTGGAACAGAACCTTGCCCTTACCGCCGGCCAGGTCGGAAGCAGATTGGGCTGCCTGCTGCGCCGCAGTAACGTTCTGGTTGGTGGTGGTCAAGCTGTTGTTGAGTCCAGTGAGTGCCTGGCCCTGCGACGTAATGGTGTTGCCCTGCTGAGTCACGGTCGTGGACAACGAATCAACAGCCGAGGCATCGGCTTTGGTCTGCGCGACCGACAATGCATTGGCCGCGGCGGCTGCAGCATCGGTCGCCACCTTGTCCGTCACCGCCACCCAGGCGCTGCCGCTCCACCGCTTGGGTGTGTTGGCGTTGCCTGTGGTATCGATCCAGAGGTTCTGCGCCAGTCGATCAGCGGCAGCCGGGGCAGCAGATTGCACGATCACTTTGCCCTTCCCGCCCGCCAGGGTGGACGCATCCTGCGCAGCCTGCTGGGCGGCCGACACGTTCTGGTTGGTCGTGACCAAGCTGTTCTGCAGGCCGGTCATAGCCTGGCCCTGCGACGTAATTACCCCCTCAGCATCAGTGACCCGGGTCGACAGGTGGTTGACCACCGAAGCATCGGCTTTGGTCTGCGCCACAGTCAGTGCATTTGCTGCTGCAGAGGCTGCATCCGTCGCGACCTTGTCGGTGACCGCCACCCAAGCGCTGCCACTCCAGCGTTTCGGCGTGTTGGCGTTGCTGGTGGTATCGATCCAGAGATTCTGCGCCAGGCGGTCAGCAACAGCAGGCGCTGCAGCCTGGACAATGACCTTGCCCTTGCCGCCCGCGAGGGTCGCCGCATCCTGCGCCGCTTGCTGAGCCGCCGTGACGTTCTGGTTGGTGGTGGTCAGGCTGGACTGCAAGCCGGTGAGCTGGGTGGCTTGCGAAGTGGTGGTGCCCTCCAGGTTGGTAACCTTGGTCTCCACGGTCTGCACGCGGGCGGCAAGCCCGTTCGCCGACTGCACAACCTGGCCGACATCAGTCCAATAGCTGGTATTCGGCGGCGCGGTGTTTTTCGGTACCGCCTTCGACGCCTGGTACAGCTTGCCATCGGTCCCCAGCACAGTCTGGCCAGACGTGTAGGTTTTGTCGGCGTTGTACGGCAGCGACTTGGCGATCTGGCTGACGCTGTCGATTTGGCCCTGCAGGTCTTGCGTGGCTTCGTCGAGGTCCTGTTGCACCTGCCGGGCGGCCTCGGCCACCTGGTCGATCGCTTGCTGAGCCTGTTGAGTCGCGGTGTCGAGGTTGGATTGAACCTGCGTGACCGCCTCGCCCAGTTGGTCGGTGATCTCGGTGACCTGCTCGTCCAGTTCTTCCAGACGGTTGTTGACCGACCCCGGGAGATCGGGTGGACCAGAGATGAGGGCGATCTCGTCGCGCAGTGCCGGGTACAGGGAACCGTTACTGATTTTGTCCTTGAAGTATTCCTCATACTCGGACTGGTTGCTGCTGGCCTGGCCGTTCACGCCAACGCCGGTTGGGTACCATGGTCCAACGTTCCCGCTGCGGTCGATCAGGCGCGCCCAGTAGAAGAACGAGACACCAGCCGCGAGACCGTGAACTTCGTGCTCAGCTTGCGGAAAAGCAAAGTCCCCCAGCTTGCTCGCCTCTTCGCGCTTGGCAGTTGTGCCCTGCCAAATCTCGGTGCGCTCAGTGTCCTCTGCGCCAGCCGGGAAGCCCCAGTTCAGTCGGGTGCCGAATACCAGCGGCGTGGTAGTGAGGAATGCAACTGCTGGCGGTAGAACTTCCTTACCCTTTAACTGGGTCAGCATGGAGTCGCGCCAGGTCGACGTGATATCGAACGAGCTCACAGCGCGCACACGCGCCAGGTAGGCCCCCGCATAGATACCCACCACATCGACAGAAGCCGCGCCGGTGCGTTGTACTCGAACCCAATTGCCATTGTCCTTGCGCCATTCCACGTCATAGGCGACGGCCCCCTGCACTGCTGGCCAGGAAATGGTCATGGTGTTCACGCCAATACCTTGATCCACGGCGTAGGCCGAAGTCAGGGTAACGCTGGCCGGTGGCTGCACGGTCGTCACCGGGATGACACTGATCGGGCGCTCGTCCAGCTTGGCGCCGGTGTCGATGGCCGCAAACTTGCTCGGATTGAACTCGAGCGCGGTGATCTCGTAGTCACCTTCCTGGGTGCGCGTAGTCTTCAGCACCCGGAACAGCTGGACAGCCAGGTCGTCGTAATCAATCGCCCACTGCAGTTCTGGCTCTGGCTGCACGCTGTATGCGGTAGTCACCGTCACTGCGCGCCCGGCAACCGACTGTACAGTTCGCGCCTGCGCGGTGCCGTTCGGCAGGTTCAGGATCAGACGGTCGCCGGCCTTGATCGGCGTATCACGGTCCAGCGTCACGACGCGCCCGGCTGCCGACGAAATCCGGCCACCGTTCGGGCGGCCAGCCACCAGCTCATCCGCCACAGGAATGACATAGCCAGGGAGCGGGATGCGGCCCTCCATGCCGGTCTTGAAGGTGACAGTACGGTCTTGACTATTGCTCAGCAGAGCCCACTTTCCGCGGCGCTGCGCTTCGGAGGCGCGGGTGCAGCCGATGGCCGATATCTCAACCGGACGATCACGGTACCGGCGTTGAAGCGCGTTGTCGGTCACCGGGATGACGTCAGTGTCGTAGTTGTTCGCCGGGTTGTCGTAGCTGACCAGGGCCCGACTGTAATGGGTGTTACGCTCGGCGCCACCATAGACGAACTCTCCGTCGATGACGTTGGCCCGGGTGAACACGTAGTCGATGTCCTGGGCGCGCGGCATGTCTGCCTGCATGAACAGCGAGCCGTGGGCCCAATACACCATGCCACGGTAGATTGCCGACAGGTCGCGCAGCAGGGTCCAGGCCTCGGCGCGGCCCTGCAGATTCATATCACACAGGAAGCGAGGCTCTTGCCCGCCCTGCCCGTTCGGCACCTGCTGGTCGCAGTACTGAGCGATGCGGTACATCTCCCACTTGTCGACCATCCAGGATTTGATGCGCTTGCCCAGGCCGAAACGGTCCTCGACGCACAGGCCATAGCTGACGAACGCAGGGTTATTGGTCCATGCCTGCTTGAAGGTGCCATCCCAAACGCCAGTATAGGTGCGGGTGTCTGGGTCATAATTTGTTGGCACTGGCCAGCGGCGCGCCCGGCACTTAACTGTTACCGTTGGAATGTTGGTGAATTGCTGAGCATCAAATTCGATGTACAGCAGAGCAGTGTTCGGGTAGCGCAGCTTTTCGTCGATGATCTCGGTATAGCCCGCAATCATCATCTTGTCGGCCACGGTTCCGCTGTTGGCGTTCGGCGTGAGGCGTCGGACGCGGAACTGCCATCCCGATGTCGCAGCTGGCAGGTCGACGCGTACAGACCGCTGGTATCCGTTAGTGGTTTTCCCGTCCACGGCGCCGCGGTGGGCCTCCACATAAGCGCCGCCATCCGTGGACACATCAATTGCATAATCAATCCGATAGCCGTTTGTGTTGCCGTTGCTATCTTGACTGGCGAGTCGATCCCAGGACATGCGCACGCGCACGGCAGATAGCTGAGCGTTGCTGAGCGCACGGACGAAAGGGTTGTCGCTGCGCAGTTCGACATTGACCGTAGTCTCGTTCTCGATCGCGGGCAGGCCCTGGATGTAGTCCTGCTCCACCGTGCCACGTCGCCACTCCCACTTCACGCCGGGGAAGTTCACGCTACCACTAGCATCCATGATCGGGGTGTTATCGAGATAGATGTCACGATCGGTCGGGGTTCCGTCAAACTCGCCCTCACCTACAGCGATCAGCATCTTGGCGATGATCGTGGACTGCAGGCTGTCAGGGGCTTCGACCGGCGTCTTAGGCTTACTCTCACCGCCTTTGGCGCCGGCAATGTCCATATGAGCTGTAGCACCCATGCTTTCCTCCAGGCAATAAAAAACCGCCCGGAGGCGGCTGGAATTCGGTGGTTTCTTCAGATCTTGTCTTCGGGGTAGGTAGATGCCGAGATGATTGCTCCCCCCCAACGGCGGTCCCCGATGCAGATCGGGACGGGGTTTCCGCTTGCCGTTGTATTCTTGGCATTGCCGAAGGCGTAGGACGGCAAGTTTTCAGGGGCGGCACTCTGGGATAGTCCCTTAGCCTGGGGGCTGAGCATCTGGACGACTCCGCCCAGCGTCATAGAAAGACCAGCATAGAATGCGGACGGGCCTAGCCATATGGACGACACCATCAAGGCTATGCCAATGATGGTTTGAAGAATCCCTCCGCGTTTGCTGCCATGAACAACAGGCACGATGCGTACCTCGTGAGTGCCTCGACGGCTCAACTCATCCATGCCAATGTTCTTTCGATTACGGAAGATAGCGAAGCGTAACCCTAGTCCATCGAGCCGTCTGATCTCCTCTTCGAAGCCTTGGACCGTGGCTTTCAAGGCTTTGAAGACTTCCCAGGTCTCGCCGCTGTCAATCTGACGACGATGCGTGCGCCCGAACTTCTGTGCCAGCGAGCCGGACAGTTTGATGATGGTCATTGGTTGATAGTCGGCCGCTGCGGTTGCCATGATTCCTCCAGGCATAAAAAAACCGCCCTAAGGCGGTTTGTGATGAGTGACTCAAAGACATGTTCTGACAGCTCGCTCCACAGCTGAACGACCAGGCATGGCTGACCACGGCATACGCTGTCGCAGAGCTATAGAGCTGCCAGTCGCTGTTCTAGTGATATCAAGCAGCTCGTCTACCATGCTGCTATTCGCCACCCATAAGCGATAACCGTTTTCGGTCTCGACCATGGAGGATTCCGTCCTGGCGGCCTGCCACTTAGGAAATACACACAGAGCATACTGCTTTGGTTCTTTCTTCGTTATCGCGCTAATCGAGGGCTCGTTGCCTTCCAAGTCTGCGGTCGTCACGCACCCCGCCAGCAACGCTAGCCCCACAGCACCGATCAGAATTCGCATGTGATCCCCTATTTCCGGTAGAAACGCTTGAACATGGTCTTGTGGGCATACCGGCGCCTACAGAACCTCGTGCAAGCCAAGGCCAGCCCTCCGAAGACGATCCCGAACACCGCCCAGAGGACTGTCGAGTTGTCGGTGATGTAGAGGTGAAAGACCTTGGCGGCATACCAGCCCGCGATCAGGCAGAGGATCCCTAGGAAGGCAGTAATGCCACGAGGCGTGCCGTACTCGATCTCGGCTTGGCAACCTCGGCATACACGAGCGCCCCACGGCACTTCGGTAATGCAGTGAGGGCAGGTAACGGTGTGATTGGATGCCACGGTCTCATTCCTTGAATGGTGGATAGGCCGGGCAGTTTACGGGAAATCGAAATTCGCGACAGCAGATGCAAAAAGCCCAGCGCGAGGCTGGGCTGATCAACTATTCTGCCGAATCACAATCCTGATGCCTGAGGCCGTCCTCCAAGAGGTGAACCACGCTCCCGGCCCCTCCATCGTAAATGAGATCGTCATAGAGCATTACGGACTGTCGGTAGTGACCGTTCAGGATCTCAAGAACTGCACACACCGAGCTCAATGCAGCCTTGATCTTCAGACGACTTGCAGGGGACAGCGGGCTTGCCGCAAGCCCTTGAATGTGGACTAGGTCATTGTGTGCAATACGCTTGTTGCGATGCTCACGCGCAAACTCCGCGTCAATCAAGGCGGTAGCGACTGCGCTTTCCACCTGGGCTCGGACTTGCGTATCACTGATGATCGGTGGGATGGCACTGATTGAAAGGTTTGGCTTCTTTCCCGTCATAGCGGGATCAGTAAGCCTGGAAATCCCCAGCATCACCGCATCCCAGAACTGTGCCTGTACAACGCCGAAGAACGTAGGCGCTGAATCATTCAAAACCTGCACAGTTGCTTGGTCCACACAAAAAAGCTGCTCGTATTGCTTCCACAGCAAAAGGGTCTCAAGCAGTTGATCGTTGAGGTCGTAGTACATCGCCCCAAGATCCGCGCCCATACTCTTGATGCACTGATTCCGGCTTTCTTGCGCGCTGACCACTAACGATACTCCAAGCATGCTCCACAGAGTCGCGCAGCGTGCCACGTCATCATCACCCTGTCCACCCATCCAGTGTGGATGGAATACCAGTACCGCGCCATCATTTCGCCATAGTAGCGTTGCACCTCCAACGAAACGCCCCGGTCCGTTGCCGGAAAGCCCATGGAAACACTTAGGAGGATGATGTGAGCAGCGCCAATGCCCAAGGAAAAGGGGCCCCAATTTACTTTCTTCAACAGGGGGATCGGCTGTCTGATATCGCTGAGCGAAATCCGATCACTCCCGTGGTTAAATTATTGTTACAGCCCGCACTGCCCTCGAGCCCATTCGATCCGATAGCGGGCACGCCCCTTCATGAAATAACTGCGCTGATCGACACAGGGGCTGAGGGAGTTTACATCGACGAAGATTTTGCGCATCAGAATGGTTTTCTTAGTGAGCGGACCATGACCGTCCACTCTGCATCAGCAACAACAATTGAGCCAGTTTACCCAGCTCTTTTCATCCTCCAAGGATCATCGACGCACTACAAGCAAGCGGCCGAGTTTACGTCTGTCCCGCTGCGTAAAAACGGCCGTCACTATGATGCAATCCTAGGTATGCAGTTTCTGAGCAACGGTGTGCTTGTCATGGACTTCGACTCAAACACCTTCAGGTTTGAGTTCACTACTAAGCCCGACAAATAGCAGCTCTCTGGCGTCCCAAGGCCCGTCCTGCTTCAAGGGGATGACTTCGCAGTCGTCCCAATTGCAGGGCACCGGAGGCTTCACAGGAGCAACTATGGCTCTAGGGTCGATTCTCGTTTCGAGTCGGCTCACCGCCACAGCATCAGCCTTCTGGTTGCTCATGCCCTCCTCCATGCGGCCTAGCCGCTTCACTTCGAGTCCAGATGACGCAACACAAGGCGCGTCCGGTCGAGCCAAGGCCCGCCGAACACGATGATTTCTGATGGTCTGCCGAGCAGGTGGTGCAGAATGAATGGGCCCGGGCCGAATACCTGCCCATGCTCCTCAGGTAGCTTCGCATCGGCACCTAGGTAGATGCCAGCGTGATTCGGGTGAACGGTACGACCAACCGCCATGACGATCATGTCACCGCGTTGCGGCTGGCTTACCTGATAAAAGCCGGCTTCCTCGAAGGCCTGCTCGTACAAGCTCGGGCCGTCAGCCTTCTCCCACCAGCCATCCTCCCGAGCATAAGCTGGGAACTCCAGACCCCATACGCGCTTGTACCAATCCGCACACACCTGCCAGCAGTCCCAGGCGCCGTGCACGAATGGCCTACCCAACAACGGCGTGTGGCCGGTAGGGGTAATGCTGCGCAAATCACCTTCAGGCCACGACAGGATGTGCCAGGGCAAGCCTGTGGCCTCACACATGGCCAGGTCACGCGGCGAGGGCCTGCTGGTAGCATCCGGGTGCGAGTGCACGATGCCGAGCACTTCGCCTTGGTCTTCAATTGCCGCGTACTGCTCCGGCGCGATGCGGAACTCGTCGGCGGGATCGGTCGCGGTGTTGTCACATGGGATGTACCTGTGGGAGCGGCCGACGGTGATGATCAGGCCGCAGCACTCGCGCGGGTATTCCGCCGCGGCGTGCGCTTGCACGGCGGCGAGGATGTGTTTGCGCATGGTCAGCTCCGTGCGATCAGGGAAACGGCCGGGAACCCGCCGAAGGGCAGCTGGTTGCCCTGGCCAAAGCGAACTGTGCAGCCTGAGTCCAGACAGCCATTGCACTGGTCCTTGGCCGGGTCGCCCGTGGCGTTTCCATCGAGGTCGAAGTAGGGGCCGGTGTATCCGCAGTTGGGGCCGCGGTAGCCGGCGGTCATCGCCCAGTGGCACAGCTGGGTCATCTGCCGGCCAATGGTCTCGCCGCCGACATCGCCAGGGCTAGCGAGCTCCCAGGCGACCGTGGTACCGCTCTCCGACACCTTTTGATCGATGTACCAGACCTCGATCGCTTCTTCGGTAGGGTCTGCCTCCAGGTTGCCGGCGGGGAAGTTTGCCGCGTCTAAGTAGCGCGCCATGGTGTGACGCATGGTCAGCTTGAACTCGAGCAGGTTGTCGAAGGCCAGGCATAGCGCTGTGATCCTGCCGTTGACGTTGCCTACGGTCAGCGTGGGCCGCACGGCGGTGCCGTCCGAATTGGCTTCAATGCCATCGATTTGCATCGGCCAGGCCCCGTACTCGCTCCCCTGCCACCAGATCGACTTGGCCGGCAGCTGATCGGCGTTCGCGCCAGCCGCTGCAAGCTCCTGAGGCGTGTGCGGTATCGCATGCCCATGAAATCGCAGCGTGTCCGCTCCGAAATCGGAGCCGTCCAGTTCGAACAGCAGGATTTCCGCGCCCGGTTCCAGCTTCTGCAGCTGAGTGATCAAGCTCATGGATGAAACGCTCTCTCAAAGGTTGCCGTCAGCACCACCACCCCACCCGGCTTGCGCTGCTGCCGAAAGGCCTTGCAGCGGTACATGCCGAGTACACCCTCGGGATTGGTCCACAAGAACGCGGTAGCGCCCCGGTGCCGTCTAATGAAGACCAGGATGGGCGCGACCTCGTCCGCCAAGCCGCCGAACGAAAGCGACCAGCTGTCTGTTTCGGCGTTCAAGCCATCGGTGGACACTTGGGCATAGTTGTCACCGAACTGTGATGTCCGAGTCCGCAGGGTGCTGTCACCGCCGGCCTCGTCGTCAGGAGTCCAGGTAAATGTTTCGATCGCCATCAGCGTCTCCCGTTGCTGTTTCGATAGCTCACGCCACCGGCGCGCCAAGAGTCGGTAATGGCTCGCTCAGCTACACCCTGCATCTGCTTCTGCAAATTCTGCTGAAGCGCAGTGCTATCAAGCTCCATACCCTCGTCGCTCCTATCCGGAACGGTTAAATACATAGGAGCATCAATCTGCACCAATGTGCCTCCGCTCGCGGAGCCGCCGACCATCTGTACGCCCAGCGATCCGTCAGGCCCGCGTGCCAAAGGCATGATCGCCTCAGGCCCATCCTCACCAGCGACTCCCAGCCCGCCATTGCCCATGCCGAACATGGTCGGCGTGTTCAAAATATTGTTGGTGGCGAACCCGGCGCCTTTGGCGAACATCTGCACACCGTTCGACCAGGCGCCACCCAAGGCCTGCGGAAAATACGTGCTTCCATAGCCAGCCTGGGATGCGCCCAGGTTAGAGGAGATCGCTCCGGCAGAGCCCGGAGTCATGCCGTTGCCTGACCCGCCGCCGAAGTAGCTGCCGACTGCCGATACCCCCAGCCCCACAAGCCCACTCAGTAATGAGCTTGCTGCTTGTTGACTGGCGATCCTGGCCATATCCGAGAGCACGCTAACGGTGAAGCTCTTGAAGTTGGCCTTCCCCGTCATGGCAAAGTCGGCCACAGCGTCACGTGCCGTATTGAAACCGGTGGTGAGCATGTCGTCAGTTGCGCCAGCCACGTTCGCTGCGTCAGCCTGGATGTTGGCCCAAGCCCGCTTAGCGCCGTTTCGGTAGTCGCGCTGCGCCTGCAATCTGGCTTCGAAGCCGTCGACCTCCATCTGCAACTCACGCGCCTGGTAGTCGGCGAGGTCTGCCAGCCGCTGCTGGTAGGCGTCCTGGCTGAGCCGGCGCGACACGTCCTCTTGCTGCTCCTCCAGTTGTCGACGCGCCTCCGCATATTTCTGCCGGACGGTGTTTAACCGGTCGGCCTCTTCACGCTGGTCATCGCCCATACTTACGCCGGCCACATCCGCATTGATTGCGTCCTGACGGGTCTGCAGGACCACTTCCATCGCCTTGCGATAGGCCTCGGCACTGTTACGCCGCACCTCGGCAAGCTTCCGCTCTTCCTCGGCTCGCTTCTGCAGGACGGGATCGGCATAGGCCGTGTTGAGGTTCTTGATGCCGAGCTCCATCTCGGCGGCGGTGATCTTGCCTGCGGCTTGCGCCTTACGAAGCCCCTGCACGCCCTCCGCCAGATCCTCCAGCCGCTTTTTCTCGGGCAACGCACGGTCGATGATCGCGTCGAGGGCCTTGATCTCATCCTTTAGCGCCTTCGCGCGGTCCTTGCTGCCCTCGGTGGCATCCTTGTTGGCCTTCTTCTGCGACTCGATCGCGCTGGCAGCCGAGAGGATCGCCTGGCGATCTGTTTCGGTGAGGTCGGCGTTTTCCTCGATGTAGCGGTTGGCGATTCTCGTCGCGTCGCCATTATCCTGCAGGCCTGCCAGCTGCTTCTGGAGCGTTTCCAGGTAGGTCTGCCCTGCCGAGCTCATGCCGACCTTCGCGGCATTGTTCGCCTGGGTGGCCGAGGTGTTTTCTTCGGTGACCCCGGTGAGCACCCGCAGGGTTTCGGCAATCAGGCCTGAACGCTGATCGGCATCGCTGACAGCGCCAGCCTGGGTGATCCACTGCTGCAGGGTTCCGGCCGGAAGCTGTAGTCGAGCGCCGACCTCCTGCAGGATTGGCGACAACCCCTGACCGGCGGAGCGTGCTTCGTTTAAACGGTCAATCAGGCCTTGGTATTCGGCAAGCTGGCGGTTGTATTGGCCACCGGAGTCACGCGCCGGCGCAGTGACTACAGCAGATCGGATGGACTGGGCCAGGTCGCCGTATGCATCCTTGACCTTGTCTGCAGAAGTTATCTGTTCCTGCTGCCACTTGACCAACGACGCTTCGCGCTGGTCCTTGTTGAGCTTCGCGAACTCTTCCCGCAACTGCGAGACCGGCTTATGCATCTCTTCGAGGCTGATGCCCGCCCGATCTGCGTTATCGCGCAACAACAGGAAGCTGGCCGCTGCGGTACCTGCTAGCAGGGCCAGGCCCATCGGTCCGCCCAGTACACCAAGCAAGCCGGCGCTGACAGATCGAAGGCCACTCTGGGCAGTTGCTACCGCTGCAGTAGCAGCGGCTTCTCTCTGCCGCGCCTGAGCCAGTTGGATCGACATCTGCGTCTGAATCGCAGTGCCTTGCGCTGCCGCAGCCTCGCGAGCGGCCAGGATGGTTGCGGTTTGGGCCTTGCGCTGATCGGCGATGGCCGCCTGCAAAACTGCCTCGGCCTGGGCAATACGCGCCGCACGGTCAGCCCGTGCCGCCTGGATTGCCATCCCAGACTTGGCCACATAGTTGGTCAGGGCCGCAGCACCGACGCCGCCCATGGCCACGGCCACCAGATCCACGTTGTCCGCCAGCGCAATTAGCACGTTTGCCAAGCCTGCGACTATGCCGGTTTGCTCCTCCATCTCACCCAGGAATGTCTGAATGGCGTTGCTGATGTTCACCATCGCGTCCTGAACGCTGGTGGACATGTCGGCCGCAGCCTTGCGGTTGGCCTCCACGGTGCGCAGCAGGCCGGTATTGATATCATCGAGCGACAGCTTGCCCTGGACGCCGAGCTTTCTGATCTCCTCCGCGCTCTTGCCTGTGGCAGTGGCGATGGCAGTGACGATGGTGGGCATGGCGTCCTGAATGGACACCCAGCCATCCGCTTCAACTTTTCCGGTCTGCAATGCCTTGGAGTAGGCATCCAGTGCGGAGCCGGCCTTGTCGGCAGCGGCAGCGTTGGTCACGAGCAGGAAGCTGAAGCTGTCGGTGATATCCAGCGTCTGCTGGGTGTTGAATCCCAGACTGCGCATCACATCTGCGGTGCGGATGTACAGCTCTTGGGCCTCAGCCAGTGGCCGGTAGGTTTCCTGAGCAGTTTGCAGCAGGTGCTCCTGCACCGCCTGGTACTCACCAGCGCTGCCGGCTGCGGCCTTCATGCGGTCGGACATCTGACCGTAGGCGTCAACCTGCTGAATGATGCTGCCAATCAGGCCGGCACCTGCGACGGCGGCAAAGGCGCCACGCATCAGCCCCCCAGCCCTCTGAGCAGCAACACCAGCGGTGTCGAACGCAGAGTCAACCTGCTCAAGGTTGCGGTCGATCGACTGGGCGGTGCGTGCCACCACCTGGTCCGCGCTGGCCAGCTCGCGGCGCAGCTGTGCCGTGGTGGCCTCGATCTGGACCAGCATCCCCTGGACTTGTTGGTCGGCCATGCAAATCTCCAAGCACAAAAAACCGCACGGAGGCGGCACGCTGTCTACTGTTTGGGCCGCCCTCGCAGGAAGCTCTTCAACTTGTCCGCAACGCTTTCACGCTTCTGCGGGGACGCCGGGGCTTGCCCCTGGCCTTGGCCCTGCCCTCGTCCGGTCCAATCAAGCCGAGCATCCAGAGCGAGCATGATTTGCGGAATGGGGGTGTGCCACGCGGTGTCAGGCGGCCAGCCAAGCCAGCCGGTGGCCACGCCGAACAAGTAGTCGACGTAGCTGCCGTTCTTCACTGCGCTGTGCTGACCGCCTCGTCCTTTCCCCGGGCGGCCACGCTCGGTGGCACCGGGTTAAGCAGGACGGTGATGAACTCAGTCAGCTTGCCGGACACCTGGGCCACACCGGTGTGAAACACTTCACCGGCGATGACTGGGTGCTGATCCGGCTTCAGGTCGGCGCCAGCGACAACAACGTCGGCACAGGCGGCGATACTCATGAGGCGCATGGACTCCAGCGCGCCGCGCAGCCCGCCGAAACGGGCCTCGATGCGCAGCGCTGCATCCAGCGTCGGCTTGAGGGTGTAGCTGCGACCGCCAATCACCAGCGTGACGGTGCCGTGCAAGGCTTCGCTCATTGGGTTTCTCGCAGGAGAGGATGGGGCTTGCGCCCCATCGATCACGGGACAGCCGGACCGGCTGGGATTTCGATGATGTCGGTGTTGATAGCCAGGGTCACGTTGCGGCGGACGACGTTGTCGGCGGCGCCCGGGGCCACGGTGTTGTTCATCACCTTGACGCCGTAGTAGAACGTGGTCGGCAGGATCGCAGGGGTTGCGCCTGGGTCGCCATCGTTGAGCGTGACCTTGATGTTGTAATTGCCCTTGGTGCGGTCTTTGTGAGCGACACCCACGGCCTTCTGGCCGGCATCGCCATTGTCCAGGCCAACGGTCATGGTCATGTTGCCCGCATCAGCGGTGCCCTTGTACTTGCGCACCCGGCCATTGGCCAGGGAAGTGAAGTTCACCGGGTTGAACGTGTCGCCGAATTCGCCCAGATCTTCGATTTCGCCAACGTCCACATAGGTGTCAGCTTCGTATTCCGTGAGGGTGCTCGCGCCGGTCTTGCCACCAATGGAGAGGCGGCAGCCGGCAGCTGTGTTGAGGTTGTCTTCGGCCATGGGGGGTCCTCCAAAGGCACATTGGATAAAGCCGCTGGGCGGCCGGTAGGTGAATCAGTGGGTGGTGATGACGCGGACGGTGATCGACCCTTGATAGGTGATGCCGTCGGCGTCGCGCTGCGCGTCGGACTGTTCGACCCGGACGGAAACCGCTCGGCCCACCTCCAGCGGAAGCCGGCGCTCGTCCAGGGCCGCGATGACTTCGCCGTTGATGCGCTTCACCTCGGCCTGGCCTACGGCATCGGACCAGACCGACAGGTAAAGCAGGCGCGTTTCGCGCTTTCGGCCCGAGATCGGTCTTCTGTTGACCGAGACTTCCCGGTCGATCGAGACGTACGGCATGTCAGCGTTCAACGGCGCGCCATCGTATATCGGGCAGCTGACCTCGGCCTGAAGCCTGGCGAAGATGGCCTCCTGCAGCGCCAGTGATGGATCAGCCATTGCCTACCCCCTGACTTGCCTTGCGCAGCGTGCGGCGGACTGCCTCTTCAAGATCGGCCATGACAAACTCGCGGTTGACGTCCAGAGACGGGCGCAACCACGGATGTGCCGGCCTCGCTGGTATGTCCGGGTACTTGCCGAAGAAGTGCTGCCCATCGGACTTGTTCTTCGTGTCGCGCTGGCGTATAGAGTTGCGCCGCCCTTTCAGTTGCGACTTGTCGCGGTTGTTGGTGTGCATGCCGCCGATCGCGTTCCGGTCAGCTCGCTGGTACATGCTGCCGGAATAGCCCTTGGTCCCGTACTCAAGGAACCGCAGGTAAAAGAATCGGCGATTGTCTCGCTTGCCCCGTATGCCCACCTGAGCATCCAGCCCGCTGGGGGTGACGTAGACACGCAGGGCGGCCGCAGCAGCGCCGGTATCCTTGGGGATCAGCTGTCGCTGGGTTTCGAGTACCCGCGCGGCTGCTTTGGCCATGGCAGGCTGCAACTCGTTGTCCATCGTCTTGTGGATATTGCGCAGCGTCCGGCGCAGCCGGATGTCGCCGCGGAGGCTCGACCGGCGCGCCATACCCTACTCCTTGGCTGGATCAGCCTTTGCGGGCTTCGCGGCCTTGTCGGTGACCGCTTCAGCGTAGCCTCGGGCAATCAAGCCTTCGCCCTGCTCTTTGGTCACCTCGAACTCTTCGCCTTTCTCACGCTCGCCAGAAGCGCCCGTCAGCGGACCCAGTGCTCGGATTTTCATGGTTCACCTCATGGGTTAGGTACCGATGAGCACAGAAGCCTCATCAGTGAATTTTCGTTGTCAGGAAGGACAGCCTCGACCTGGTAAGTAACTCCACGGCGAGTAAGTCGCGAGCCGGCCACAATGTCGGCCCGCGGCCTGCCGATGATTTCGGCTGTTACTACAGCAGTGAGTTTTTCTGCCACTGCGGTCACACGACCACTAGGCGTCCGAACCTCACCCCACATTTCAGGGCGAGCAGCTGGCAGCCACGTCACTGTGGCGCCCCCGGATTTATTCCTCTCCTCGTGTCGATGAGCCACCTGCAGCCGATGACGCAGCGGCCCGGCCCTCATATGCCCCACCCGATACGATGCGGCGTCAGGAGCGCCTTCGAACCTTGCGGCAGTTCGGTGGCGATGGTCCCGATCACAATGTCCTCGCGGTTGGCGTAAAGATGGCCGAGGATCAGCAAGCAAGCCGCCTGGATCTGCTTATTGCTGACCATGGGTGAGTCACCGGCATCCCCGGCGGCGACAGCCTCATCCAGCGCCTGCTGGTTGGCGTAAAAACGGCGGTTCAGATAGTCCATCGCCTGCCCTTCCGCCGCCTCGACCAGCAGCTCCAGGTACTCGTCATCATCATCGGGATCTCGAAGGTGATGCCGGGCAGTGGACATACTGATAACCGGCATCATCTACTCCTTCAGGGGTTCGAGTGATGCCAGATTCCGCTGCAGCAGTTCCTCCGCATGCCGGCGCGGCACCGTATATGCCGGACCGCCGCGGCGACGAAGCTCACCCTCGTCCATGTACGAACGCAGCGGATAGATCTGAAGAGTCGCAGGGTTGGGGTTGGCCCGATCATCTAGTGCCAACTCATCAGCGCCGGCGCCGCCATCTGCCAAGACTGAGGCAGTTTGAGCGACGGCTTCGGATGCGGCATCGGCAGCGTCCATCGTGGAGATAGCGGCACCCTGCTCGCCTGTGACGCCATCCGACCCAGTGCCAGCGGCTGCCTGCCCTTCTGCCGTCAACAGACCCGAGTCCTCCGCCGAGCCTGGAGCAGTTGCAGGGACGCCCGAATCAGCGGAGTCGCTAGCGTCTGGAACGATCGCTCGGCCAGGCGAAAGAGGCAACCCGACAGCTTCAGACGGCCCGCTGCTGGAATCAACGGTCGATACCGAATCCTTCGCATCAGCGGTGGAGGCTGGTGTTTCCTGTTTACGTGCCATTGGATTACTCCATTGCGGCGCCATTTCTGGCGCCGATCTGCGGGATGGTTAAGGCGTGACTAGCGGGCCAGTAACAAATGCTTCGTCGCGATAGATGGCAAAGGCCAGGCGCTCTTCAGCACGAATCGTTGCCATGTTTTTCTCGAAGTCATCACTGTTCTCGGTCGAGATCAACACTTCGATTTCCATGCGGTCGAAGATCTGAGCGCCGAGCTTGAAGGCACCAACCAGGAAGTCGTTCTGGGTCATGGCCTGGGTGGAAACCACCGGACGATTCCACAGCTTCGCGTTGGTGCCTTCCTGCGGTTGACCGATGATGTAGCGGCCTTCCCCGTCCTTGGTCAGTTCAATGGCCGCCCAGTCGATCGGGTTGAGCACGATGCCGTCCGATGGAAACTCGGCCAGTTCGGCCTGCAGCAGTGCCAGGCGCAGGCGGTCAATGCGCTGCTCGCCCACTACAGCAACGCCAGCCGGGGCGGCGTACAGTTGAGCAACGGTCATGAGGCCCTGCAGGTTCACACCGGTGCCGTTGCCGTAAAGCAACTGAGCCTCTTCAGCCATGTTGAGGCCGTACCGTGCACGACCGTCGATGTAGCTCTGCAGGGCCTTGGCATCGTCCAGCATCTGCCGGCTGGCTTTGAACAAATGGGCGATGGTCCGCACGTTCGCAGTGGTCAGGCCGAAGGTCAGATCGGAGTAAGGCTTGGCAGTGGTCTCCGCCACGGTACGGGCGTTGTTGGTGAAGCCAGTCTCACGGACGTACTCGATGGAGTTCGATTCGGTGGTACCCGGCGCGACCAGGTCGCGAACGGTCAGCCGGCGTTGAGCCGGGGCAATGATCCCCGGCAGGCGCTGAGTCTGCACTAGGTCACCGCCGGTTGCGGTGGTGATGGCCGCACGCGGCACGGAGACACGACGAGAGCCGCGGAAGGACGAGGTCATGTCCTTCATTTCTTCGCTTTCGATCACGAGGGCGCCTACCGATTTCTGCGGCTCCTCCTGATGGTTGCGATCCCGGCTTGCGTTCACGAGCTTCTGCTCGGCCTCGCCCAGTCGCGCCTGAAGCTCGCCCTGCTTGGTCAGCAACTCATCGACCTTGGCGCGCGTTTCGGTATTCATTTCACCGGAGGCCTTGATCTGCTTCTCGGTCGCCTCGGCTTGGCTTTTGATCTGATCGCCAATGCCCTTGAGGCTGGCGTTGAGTTCCTTGACTTGGGCTTCAAAGTCCATGGTCACTTTCCTTTCAGAGAATTGAGGAGATTGGTTGCCGCGCTCAGAGAGGCGGAAAGGTCTGGCGCGACAGCGCGGGGCTTATCGGGCGGGGCAGCGTTATGCGTACCCCCGCCGGCAGCGCGAGGCATGCCGGACTTGAAACTGGCGAACAGTTCGCGACGCTCGGAGCGAGGCATGCCGCCCTTGGCCAGGGCTACATCCATGGCTTTGAGTGCATTGGATTGGGCCGCGTCTTCGGTTTCGCGCTCGGTTACCTCAGTGGGCGACAACATCCCAGTGGCCAGACCAAGCTCAACTGCACGCTTGCCACGGATGTAGGTTTCGTCGTCCATCAGCTCGGCCATGTCTTCTGCCGACTGGCCGCTGGTCTCGGCATAGAGGTCTGCCATCGCGGCGTCGAACTCCTCCATGTCGTCAGCGATATCGCGCAGGTAATTGCGATTGCCGGCGAGCCAGGTCCAGCAGTTGTGGATCATGAGGAAGGCGCTGCTGGCCACCTCACGTTTTTTGCCGGCCAGGAAGACAATCGAAGCAGCGCTAGCCGCCATGCCGAGCACCTTGGTGGTGACCTGGTGGCTGTGCTCCTGCAGGCGGTTGTAGATGGCAATGCCTTCGAACATGTCGCCGCCTGGCGAGTTGATATAGACAGTGACATCTCGCTCGCCGATGGCCCGCAGAGCAGCATCGATTCGTTTCAGCGTGACGCCTTCGCCATACCAGTCTTCGCCGATCACTCCGTAAACAGTGATGGTGTCCGAGGTGTTCTCGACTGCCGCCTGGATCGCGGGATTCCATTTTTCGAGCGCGCGCGGGGACATCTCGCTGCGCAGGCCGCGAGACTGGATCTTGTGCTTCATGGATTGCTCCCGTGATTTACTTTTCCGGCTGTTGGAGCCAGTTCATCAGCGCGGCCCTTGCGGCCTGGCTATCGTTTTGCTTGCCCAGCTGATCCAGTGGTACCAGGTTCGACTGAACCGTAAGAACGTCTCCACCGGGCATGCTGGGCTGATTCTCTTTTCGGCGCCCCTCATTTCGAGTAATGAAGCCGTTCTGGGCCATCGTGCTGAGATAGGCCGCGCGACCGGCGCTGTCTGCACGCAGGAACGCTTCAAGTGAGTACTCTGCGTAGAACTTGATCCGGTCAACAGCCGTCATGCACCACTTGTTCACGCACTGCTCGATCGGCGCCGTGAAGGACATGATGCAGTAGGTGAGGAACGCGATCTGTTGTTGTTCCAGGCCGGTCCCCCAGTTACTGCCCTTGTCGGTCTTCATCACCATCCAGGGCGGTACGCCGAACCATCGGCAAATTTCCTCGATGCTATGTCCCCTCGACTCCAGCAATTGCGCATCGGCAGGGTTGATCCCGATCATCTCCGGCTTCACGCCCTGCTCAAGCACTGGGCTCTTGCCAGCATTCAATGCCCCGGAGATTGTCTTAACGTACTCACGAAACTCGACGCGCTGAGCCGGGTTAAGCGTCTTGTCGACCGAAAAAGCGACTGTGGGCATCATGCCGTTGCGGAAGGTGCTGTTGGCGGCATCGTCAGCAGACATCGCCGAACCGAACACATCTGCTCCGTACCGAATAGCGGAAAGACCGACTCGGCCATCAAGGGTGAAGGCCGGAATGTGCAGCATGTCCTGCCGCTGGATCTCTCGACGGGCTCCCTTTCGGGGCCTGAAGAAATACCTGAGCCGTCCATCGTCGTCGAACTCAAGATCGACTCTCGACGGCAACAGGAAGTCCAAGGCGATGACGCGCCCAGCAGAGCGATGGATCTCGCAGTAGGCGTTGCCCCACAAGAGCATCGAGGCGACGACTGCCTGCCAGAAATGGAAGGCAGCCATGTCTTCGTTGGGGCTGTTGTGCACAACGTCGTACAGCGGGAAATCACGGGCGCTCTCTCGACTACCATCGGGCATCCGCCGGTAGATGCTCAACGGCAAGCCAGCTACCGAAGTCGAGATAATTCGAACGCATGCCCACACAGTGGACAATCGCATGGCCTTATCAACGCTGACTGACTTACCACTACTGGACTGGGCGCCGTTGAAGGCACTCCAGAAACCTCCATCCGACAGCTTGATGGTCTTGCCCAGCCATTCACTCATACTGGCTGAAGGCTTGGTGGCAGCAGCCCCCAATGCCTGGGATAGGGTTTTAATCACTGACAAGCCCTCTGCGGATGAAGCCAGCGATGCAGAAGAAGCTCAGCGATCCGGCCAGCAAAGCCCAGCCGGTACCAGCCAGCATCCAGACCCCGCTGCACGCCAAGCAGAAAGCGACCACTGCGCAGGCGATGAAAATATGAAATGCGTTCATGCGATCAGTGGGTCCCGAATGCCAGCCATGAAGTTGTCCATTCCCCCTCGGCCTTCAGGATTGAGGCTGATCAGAGAAACGGCGTTGAAAGTAGCCATCAGCGGGTCGATCTTTGCTGTGCCCGAAGCCTGCTTGGTGATCAAGAACGCATTGGCCGATGGCACCCCTTTGGCGTTACCGCAAGACCAGGCCATCAACGGTTGGCCGCAGTGCAGGAGCGTGCCTTCGGCAAGCTTGCGCTCTGTCGTCTTGATTGCGCCGGTGAGCTTCCAGCCCTGGGAGATGCCGACGATCTTGTCTTCCTCGACCTCAGCATCCGCCAAGGCATCAAGAACAGAGCCAATCCCTGCAGGGTCGAGACCCACCTTATCCAGAAGACCTGTGGCATTGACCCGGGCCACAATAGCCGCGAACTGCGCTACGTCGTCACCGATACGCTCGACGATGGTGAGATCACCTGCTTTCTCCAGGTCTCTGAGGCGCGGCGCCTCAGATTTGCGCCGTTCAAGAACAGAAGGATGTGCCCAGGCGTGAGCCCAGTGGAACCACCTGCGGGTACCAGCCTCCCGCCCGATCACGGCTAGCCCGAGCAGGTCATCAAGACCCCCTCCATCACCACCAACATCGACCACCTCGCACCTGGTGAGGATTTCATCAAGGTTCAGCCAAGTAGCAGCTTGAGCCTCCCAAAATTCCGCCCCGACCCACGCGTCGGACATCAGCGCCAGGCCGATCTCGATGTTGAGGTGCTTGGCCAGGAACCCACGTAATTCAGCCTCACCGTCCAACTCAGCCTGCATAAACAGGCGCTCAAGCGTAGGCCGGTCAACGGAGTAGTCGATGTTCGGATTGACCAGGTGGAAGTTCTCAGGCTTCCGCGCCTCGCCGCTCTTGATCATCTCTTGAGAGAACTCATAGATGATCGGCAGGAAGCGGTTGTCGTCGATCCGGCCATCACGCACGCCGCGTGCATAGTTGAGCTTGGAGCGGAACACACCCGCCGGCGGCTCATTCGACTGGGTCGTGAGCCAGATGATGAAGCCTTCGGGTCGCGACAGCAGACCGCCAGTGGCCTCACGGATCATGTCAGCGGCTTTCGGGTTTTTGCCGAATAGCCAAGCTTCGTCGATGAGGACACCGACGGCTTTCTTGCCGCCCACCACATCGCTATCCGCAGCCACCACCTTCAAGGTGGCACCGGTCTCGCGATGGGTGATCAACCGCAGGTGAGGCTGAACATGCAGCAACGCTTTCAGCTCGTCGTCATTGTTGACCATGTCTTTGGCCGGGATGAACGAGTTGTCGGCAATCTCCTTGGTCGGCGCCAGGATGATGAACTCAGCCGAAAGACGCCAGTTGCGGATCAGTGCGGTCAGCATGATCCCTGCAGCGATCGTAGATTTACTGTTTTTCTTCGGGATGCAGAGCATCACTTCGCGGATCAGACGCTCGCCAGTCTCGCTGTTGTAGCTGCCGAAGATGGCCCCGGCGAATGCCAAGACCCAGGGTGCGCAGGCAGCCTCAATGGTGGGGCTGCCCGGGGCATCGACGATCTTCAGCCCCTTGAACACATCGAGGCCGGCTTCAGCTTCGTCTGGAAACAGCGGCTCGGGGATGATTGATTCGCCCGCAGCCAGGCACCTCCACCAATCCGGGCAGGCTGTTGTCCATTGCATAGGTCAGTTCTTCACTACGGAGAGAGGCGGCTTGCCCTGGGAGTACTTGCCTTTACCGACCTGCTTGGCGGCCTCGGCCTTCTGCTCTTTCTTGCCCTGGTCGGCGACCTTGCCGTGCACATAAGGCATTAACGTCTTGGCCGCTTCCAGCCGCATGCGCATGTCGGCGCCTTCTGCGTTCATCAGTTCAGTGAGGAAGGCTCGCGGGTCGTCGGTCTCGGTTAACGACAGCTCATTGGCGTGCTGCTCCTGAGGTTGTTCGGCTTTAACTTTTCGAGAGCGTTTAACCTCAGAACTGGAGGCCTGCTTTTGCTTCAAGCGGCGCCCGACTTCGGCAAGGACATCGGGGTCCTTCGCAAGCTTGGAGCCCGCTTGCGACGCGGTCTTCTCCGAATATCCTGCGGCGATCGCCGCCTCGCGATTTGTGGCACCCGACAGCAAAGCGTCAACAAACCGCCGCTTCTTGTCGGTTAAAGCCATGGTTAACTTTTCCTGAAACGGGAAAAAATGTGTACGTGGGGTCGGAGGCGGTCTAGCTAGATGAGAATCCCTAGCTTTTGACCCCCCTACCCCTTTCGCAGCACGTCACTGGCGTGCTTCTGTGCCGCCGCGCTGGCTTTCGGCGATCCGCTGCCGTGTCAGCCACCCAGTCCCGCCGCCTCCTCGGCCTGCTTGACGGAGTCATGGCACGGCTTACAGAGGCTCTGCCAGTTGGTCTCATCCCAGAAGAGAACCATGTCTCCACGGTGAGCAACGATGTGGTCGACAATTCTGGCGGCAGTTGTGCGGCCGTTCCGCTCGCAATAGACGCAAAGCGGGTTGTCGCGTAGGTACCGCTCTCGGGCTTGCTGCCACTTGTAGCCATAGCCGCGCTGGGAGCTGGTCATGCCGCTTCGCCAACTGCCAGGGCTCACCACCTTGACCCGTGATCCTGCGCTCTCTTTGATGCGAGAACCGAGCGTCTTGAGCCTGGCCATCAGTGCACCTCAACCTTCAGGCCGCGACCGCCCCAGTAGGCAACCCGACCGGGGTTCGGCTCACATCCTGTGACCTGCGCCATGGCCAGCACGCCAGCCAGGTAGTACTTCAACCACCAGCGATGGCGGCAAACGATCGTTGCATACACCCTAGCCATGCCGACGCTCCTCACCTCTTGTACCAAGTCATCTCATAGCACCGCGCATCAGGCGGCACCTCGGCGATCGGCCAGCGCAGGCAGTCCATGTGCTTTCGCTCAGGGCGAGTGCGGCTCACCCGAAGCGTCTGCACCAGGTAGGCCGAACCGGCTGCAGTGGTGATGAAATCGCCGACCGCGATGCCATCGGCGCCGTCCACGTACAGCTTGCAAGGCGTGTAGGGCGCCTTGGCCATCAGTTGAAAGGATCAGCGGGCTTAGCGATCGAACGCACGAGCCACATGAAACCCTGCTGCAGGTTGGTTTTGGCCAGAGCCAAGGTGCGCTGATCAACCCCGTCAATCTGGCCGATCTGCTTGAACAGCTCGCCGGCATCCGCTTCCAGGGCCTTGATCGAGTTCATGCCGTCGATCTCGCTCTGGGAGAGGTCGCGGTAGCCGGTGATCTTCTTGTGCTGGTTGTCCATGGTGAATCCTCATGTGGGCGCGCCACGAAACGGCGCATGTCTGTTTTGTGGCGCGGAGCAACTCTTGGCCTAATTGAACGAGCCAGATGACCACTGACGCTAGTGACACGGAATGCCATCAATTCGTCTCGATGAGTCATATTGCTGGCTTTCTGCAATCGAACTAATACTTGGGTATCTGCCTGGGGAGGCCTAAGTCATGCAACCACGATTCGTTATCGTTCCGGCTGTGCCTATCGAAGGTGAGTCCTTCCAAATCGGTAACCGGTTCTATGCCGCCACCACTTCGGGCGGCTTCGACATCTACGACAATCAAGAAAAGGAAAGGCTGAAGCGCGGCTTCACCAATAGGACGGCGGCGGCTGCAGAATGCGAGAAACTGAACGCTGGTTCACGCAACCCTGAAGAGCGATTCCCATTACTGCGCACAGAATGAGACACCACGAAACCGCGCCCCTAGATTTTGTGGCGCAGGTTATGGGCCATCGACCTTGCGCTCTGCCCAGCGTCTACCGAGCTGGCGCGCCTGCTCGACGCCCAGCACGCCGACAAAGCCAGCAGTGGCGAACGACCAGGCGATGCTCAGGCCGAACTCTTTCACGGTCAGGCCAACCACCATCACGATCAACGCGCCAAGAGTAGCCTCAATCAGCTGTCGGACTGGGCGGGTTTCCTGGCCATCGTATTGAATACGCAACCAGGTCAGGGCGAATGTCAGGCCCATAGCCAGGCCGTTCTCTCTTAGGGCTGTTAGTACAAGCACCCAGAAGGATGGGTCTTTCTCTGGCGGCATATGGGCCATCTCGATTCCTCCCGTTGCGGGGAGCGGAAAAAGAAAAAGGCCCGCTGTTATGGCGAGCCCTTGAATGGGTGCGGAGGGCCGGCACTTACCCGGCTTGGTGGTCTGGATCGCTGGGTCACGTACCCCAGACTCTCATCGCGTTGTCCATCAGTGACCGCACGGGTTTGACTGAACGCCACTACCGACTTAGCCCTGCTGCCAGGGCGCGTCATCCGCATAAACGAAAAACCCCAGAGCGCGATGTCTGGGGTTTGTCTGTGTCGCGTTTCTTGCAAGCTGGACACGCTGCTATGAAAACAGGTGTTTATCCGCGCGGAAAGCTTTTTATGCAGCCTCGCGCAATTGCTCCAGAGCACAGTCGATCCATGCCACTCCGGTGTTGATCAGTTCGCGCGCCTTGGCTTCACCCATCTTGTGCTCACGGGCGATGCGCAACGCAGGCCACTTAGCGCCGAAGTACAGCCAGACGAAGCCGCCCATCTGCGGGTTGCGCTTGTTCAGCCTGGCTACGGCGCCGTCCACCGCAAGTGCTAGGTCGTCCGTGATCACGTATTGCTTGAGCCCTCCTTCCGCTGGTGCGTGCTCCTTCATAAGCGCATAGAGCGGGCACACGTACTGAGGCACGCCCATGCCATCCATGCGCCACCAGCCCCATTGCTCGAGCATGTACGCGGTATCACCCAGGGCCTTGTCTACGTAGGTTCGTTTTTTCATGTCCTTCCCCCTTAATCCCCGGTGTAGTTGGTGCCTCCAGCGCCGCGCTGGTTGCCTCCCTGATATGTAGCCTCAGGCCCGGATGCCTGAGGGTTCTTCAACTGCTCGATCTGCCGGAGCGCTGCCCGTAGCCTCATGCTGAGCTGGGTCACCAGCTCATCCAGGGGCAGGGCTTCTCCAGTTGCTGCCGCTACAAAGCCCGAGGCGTTGCAGCGGTCGCATGACAATTCGTGAAACACACCCTGAGTGACCGCTCTCCCACGGCACAAAGGGCACTGAGCCAAACTGATCACAGCCTTCTTGAAGGCAGGGCCATGGCTCTTCCCTGTCACTTTGAATCCTCGCTTATGGTGGATATCGGAAGGCCGTCGAAACCCGCGCGCTCTGCGGCCTTGCAGAGGATCCATGAATCCGTTGATCTATCACCGGTCAAGCCGTGAACCGAGGCGAAACCCTTCTGATCAAGGTGGGCGTGCCACTTCTCCAGCGCCTCACGCTTACGCGCCATGACGTCGGACTGGATGTACACCTTCACGTTGTGGCCCATGGCATGGTTGATCAGCAGCTCACCCACCAGGTGGTCGACGCCCAGGTCAGCCCAACCGGTGCGGGCCAGCTTGCGCAGGTCGTGGCTAGTCCACTCGCCCTGCCCCATGACGGTGAACACGGCGGATGCCTTGGCCTCGCTCATGGGCTTGCCCTGGCGCCCCGGGAACAGAAACTCGCCGTCGTAGCCTTCGTTGCGCTGGATCTCGCGGTAGGCCATCAGCAGGAAACGCACCTGGTCGGTCAGTGGCAGGCGGTGCTGCACGCTGGTCTTGGTGTGCTCGGCGGGAATAAACCACTCTCGCTCGGCCAGGCTGATATGGCTCCAGCGGGCCAGGCGGGTTTCGCCCAGTCGGGTGCCGTGGCACAGCATCATCAGGGCCAGCACGCCATGCTGCGGCCGGTTGGCCAGGGTGCTCTTCATCCGGGCCATCAGGTCTTCGATGTGCACACCACGCAGTCGCGACGGCTTGACCTTGACCTTGGCCTTGGAGAAATCACCAAAACGGATGCCGGCCATGGGGTTCGAGCTGATCTTGCCGAGCTTGCGAGCCTGCCGGAAAGACAAGGCCAGCAATTGGAACACCAGTCGCACATAGTCGATCGACAGCGACTCTTGTAGGGGCCACATCAGCTCGCGGTCGAGCAGCGCCTTGTCGATCTGGGCCAGCGGGATCTGGCTGAGGCGCGGCACCAGATGCTGCTTGATCGCCGACGCCGCCGTGCTCTTGCGCTTGGTCGACAGGTTGCGGTCGCGGGACATGCGCTCAGCGAACCAGGCCAGCAGCTCACCGGTGAGCACCCAGCTCGACAGGCTCGATCCTTCGCCGGCTTCCAGCCGCAGGCGGATGTCGGGCAGCGCAGCGGCCACCTTGGCAGCGCTCAGCTCAGGGTACGAGCCGATCAGGTTCCACTTGCCCTTGTGGATCAGGTACCAGGACCCGCGCTCGCGGGAACGGTGAAACCGGAAGTACAGGCCATGGTTGCCCAGGGCGCGAAGGTCACGCACCTGGCCGGCGGCCTGCCGGCGAATCTCTGCATCGCTGATTTTTACAGCGGCGGTGTTGGTCATGCTGCAACCTCCGTTTTTGGCAGGGCCAGGTACGCCCTCAGGCACTCCATGGCGTCGAAATGCCCCTGACACACAACGGCCAGGTAGCCTTGTTCGTTCAGCCGGCGAATGCACGCTTGTTGGCTGGGTGATACGGGCGCCGGATCGACCGTCGCCTTGAACTCGATGTACAGGCCGAAATAGCCGCCTCGGGCCATGGCCAACACCAGATCGGGAATCCCGGCCTTAACGCCCTGCGCCTTGAGTTTCGCCGCGACCTCTTTGAGTCGGTGACCTCCATTCGGAACGTGGTAGATCAGTTCGAAAACCTCGGGGTAGCGCAGCTCAATCTCCCGCATGAGAGCGGCCTGCTCGGGCCCCTCGCGATCAACGCGCTTGGCGATGGTCTTCTTGGGCTTGTACTGGCGCAGGGCTGGGGGCTTCATGCGACCAGCACCCCCTCTTTCAGCAGCAGCGCCTGGGTGCGCATGACCCCCTCGGCGTGATACTGGCGGGCGGTATCACGGTCCACGGCACGGCTGCGCCCATCGCATGCGTCGTGGCAGGCGCTGCAGGACCAGGCGCCTTGCAGATCGTGCGGCTTCTTGCCGACGCCGCAGGTGCCAGCCAGGCGGTAGTGCGCAAGGACGGTGGTCTCGGGGTCGCCATTGCACACGCCTGGAATGCGCACCTGGCACTCCCGACCGCGCGCGGCCTTGGTCAGCTTGGTCTGGCGCATCAGATTCCCTCGCGACCACGGTGGGACGACCAGTCGAACGGAAGGACGATGCCGCCGCCCTCCCGCAAGCGATCAGCCGAACGCTCACCCATTGCCGCAGGGAGCTCTTTCGCGCCGAGGTTGGAAATCACAATGGTCGGTAGCATCCGCTCGTAGCGGCCGTTGATGATCGAGAACAGCCGGCTCAGTTCGAAATCGCTCGGGGCCTCCTTGCTCGCCCCAACTTCATCGAGCACCAACAGCGACGGGCGAATCAGCGCGTCAAGGATGCTTCCCTCTGTCTGGCCCAAACTTCCATCGAACGTTGCGCGGATGGCTTGCAGAATGCCGCCGAGGGTCCGATAGGCAGCGGTATGGGTGGAGTTGGCCATGACTGCCTGGGCGATCGACACCCCCAGATGAGTTTTGCCGGTGCCAGGGTTGCCCACCAGGATCAAGCAGCGGCCCGAGGCCAGGTTGGCTTCGAACTCTGCGGCATAGCGCTCGCAACGCGCTTTAGCCTTGTGCTGGCCGTCGCAGCTCACTGCGTAGCTATCGAAGGTCTTGTCCTTGAACCGCTTTGGAATCAGCGAGTCACCCAGCTTGTAGGCGAGGTCAACGCGCTGACGCTTGACGTCTTCGGCCTGGCTTTTGGCAACCTGCGCCGCCTTGCAGCCTGGGCACGGCGAGCGGAAGGTGTGGCTGAGGACTTGGTGAGTGGTTGCTTCATACGGGCCATGTTCTTCGCACATGGCCATGGAGGTGACCTGCGGGCCGGCAATGCTCGACAGGTGGACAACTTTTTCAGAACGCATACGTGCCATCCTCCCGTGGAATGAGGCCGTCGTGGTAGTCGCGGTCGTTGAAGCCGTGATGACGGCTGTTTGGTTTGCCCTGTGCGGGCGATTTGGCGGCGAATCGCTTGGTGATCCATTCCACCTCGAAGCTGCGCCACCCGCTCTCGATGACGATTTCCATGACCTGGGCAGGCTGGATACCGAAGGTCAGGCACTGGCGAAGCTTGTCGTTCAAGCGCGTCCAAACCCGGGAGCTCATTGGGGCGCCCTTGGACTTGCGGACCGCCAAGTAATCAGCGATCAGTGACTCATCGAGCCCATGCGGATTGTCGGCCAGCATGGCGGCTTTGCCGAAGGGCGCCTTGCGCTCGTCCTTGGCCGGAGTAGGCTCCGAATCGCTGGGGGGGCATGTAACATCTTCCGAAGGAAGATTTACATAGGGGGTTTCTTTCTTAGAATAAAGAAGGGACTCGGCGGTTTTGGTCTGTTTCGACTCTTCGCCGATTCGGACCACTTCAGCCGAGTCGGCTGTTTTGGTCTGTTTCGGCTCAGTCACATAGACCCAGTCTTTCGGGTCATTTACGCCGATGTCACCCCGTGCACCGCCCTCACGGAACAGAACGCGGCGACGCAGCAGACTGGAAACCGCCTTGGACACGGTGTCAGGGTGGGCGTGGATGGCTTTCGCGATGTCCGTTGCCGGGATGCGCTGAGCTCCAGCACCGAAGTTGATTGTGGCCTTGGCCACGTACAGCACAATCTTCATCTCCCGAGCTGGGAGATCGATAGCCAGCAGGCCATCCATGAGCTGGTTGTCCATTCGGGTGAACCCCCTGGACTTGTCAAGTGGGACTATGTTTGTCATGCTTCAACTCGTTGGAAAGTTGTAGAGAAAGCCGCCCTGCCAGGCGGTTTTTTTTCGCCTGCGATTCCTGTACTGGATGGATTCGCAGGTATATCCGTCATCTACTGGCGCAATGCCAGATCTCTCATAATTCCCACCGTCAGACGGCCTACGGCGTCAGGCAGCGGATCTCTGGGATGGAAAAGGCCGGCGCTCGACAGCGGCATAACCGCCATCTGGGAGCTCGAAAACGCTGATATCCCGCTTTGCGACCAGCGCCTTGTGGATGGCAGGCGCCGTCACGCGGAGAAGCCTGGCAGCCTCGGACTGCCCTTTTTCAGCAACGAATTTGTCGAGGGGGGTCTCGCTCATGATCGGGCCTCGGTTGTTCATGCTTCGGATATTAACCATCGGTTGATTATCTGTCCATACCGATGGTTTCTCCCAATTCTTTAACCATTGGTATATGTTCGCGCCATGACCAAGAAACGAATCCTCCCTCCTGACCGCCTGGCTGAATGCGAGGCTGCGCACGCGCTGTTCCTCGCCCGCAAAAATGAGTTGAAGCTCAGTCAGAAGAAAATCGCCGACGAAGCGGGCATGACGCCGGCAGCGGTGAACCTCTATTTCAAAGGCCTCAACCCGCTAAACGCTAAGTTCGCTGCGGTGTTGGCCAGGCTTTTGGAAGTGCCGGTTGAACAGTTCAGCCCACGGCTAGCGGACGAGATCCGATCGCTGCGGTCGCTTCCAGCTGGCGACCAGGAACACAAGAAAGGCGCGGCAGAAAAGGTAATGGCGATGCTGAAGCAGCACGCCGGAAAGAAGCTGGATGAGGATGCGCAGCAGAAGATCGCGGCTGCGGTTGCAGAGTCTCTGGTTGAAGATCGCCCAAGCAATGTCGTGTCCGCTGATTTCTCCGGCCTGAAGGTGAAGAAAGACGAGATCTTCATCCCGCAATACGACATACGCGCCTCGATGGGGCACGGCCAGGTACCCCCTGACTACACCGAAGTCATGCGGAACGTGATCGTGAAGGAGTCGGTGCTACACGAAAAAGGGGTTACTTATACCTCTCAGTCTGCGCTGGCCATGATCTTCGGCTGGGGACAGAGCATGGAGGGCACGATCAACGACAAGGATCCGCTGATCGTTGACCGTGGAGTGAATGAGTTCGTCGGAGACGGTATCTACGTCCTGACTTGGCACGGCCACCTGTACATCAAGCGCCTGCAGTTCTTCGACGAGGACCACTTCTGGCTGATCTCTGACAACGAGAAACACAAGGATCAACAAGCCAGGATCGACGACGTCACGATCCATGCGAAGGTCCTATTGATCTGGAACGCCAAGAAAGCCTGATGAAGCCCGCCGCAAGCGGGCTATTCCGTTAGAACGGCGCCTCCTCTTCAAGCGCCTCCAGCTCTTCGATCGGCGCCTCCCGGTCGTCGACGCTCTGCATCTCCCATTCGATTTTTATTCCGCCCTCTTCCAGCTGCGTGATCTCCAGGCCATCCGTTTCACTAAGAATGCGCATGATCTCGCCCCACTCAGCATCACCATCTGTGTCCAGTCGATGAATGGCCACCCAGCGCTGCTCCTGCGCTTTTGGGTGATTGATCATGTTGGATACCCTCAATCCCAGCCGCTCTAGCGCAGTCATTCCTTGATGCTGCTGCGTCGGCGCCGTCTTGTTTTGCTTGGCCATGACACCTCCTTATTAACTGTATATGCATCCAGTAAACCGGATCATAGCGCACGCCTTTGAAAAATAAATTAACCATCGGTATTGACGTTAAAAGCATACCGATGGTTAACTTTATCCATCGGGGCGCAACACAGCCTCGGCAGGCCTGACAAGCCACCGCTCTTTACACAACCAGACGTGACCACCTCGACGCACCCAGGCCATCACCTGGGTCGGGACAAGCTAAGTCGTCGACCACGCAGCCTCTGGATAGCTGCCGGACTCCCACATGGAGGACGCCAGACCATGCGAGCCACCTGATGCGTAGCCAGTAGCTGCAGCAGGCAGTGGTGGGGAAACCCGGCGACGAGCATGGCGAGGATCAAAAACCATAGGAGGAACCTGCCAATGAAGCATTAAGCCCAGCCGACGAAACGGGTCGGCAAACCGCGCATACGTGCCCTACACAGCCGGCCCAAGGGCTGCACTCAAGCGCGGAGCAACATGATCCCCAACGACCATCGCCGTATTCAGATTGAAGGCGATGCGAGGGAAGCCCAAGGCCAACGCATTGAGTGCAGAGCTGCCATCTGGGGCGGTGACGCCAGACGATTCCCCGGTGCACCTCAAGTGGGGTGCATCAGGGGGAATCCACTGGAGCAATTCGAATGACCACGATTATCCAAGACAGCTTCGATAGCGGTGCCCAGGTCAGCCTGGAGATGGACAAGAACGAAGGCGAGCTCTTCGTATTCCACTGCCCGGCAGGTCAGGGCTGCAAGGTGAGTAAATGGCCGCTGGATAGCTATCACATGCCAATCGCGATGGCTCATTACGAGCAATGTCTCGATCTGGAACGAGCAGCCTTCGAAGCCTGCTCCAAGTCAGCCTGACTTTGACTGCCCGATCTACCTGGTTTCCCATCACCAGGCTGCATCGGTGTGTGATCTGGATGCGCAGGCTTGCGCACAACTGGAAGTGATCAGCCCGTCTGACGTATGTCGGGGTAGCACCAGCGGCGGCCAGGTAAAGCTGAGTCGAAAAAATGAGCCCGGCGCCGAGCCGGCCAGATCACACACCGCTGCAGCCCGTAAGGCACACGACCGTGCGCTTTACAGCCCGTAACACTCACCAACATCAACCTTACACGACTGCATTGGTCGTGACGTTCGCCCTCCCCTGGTCCGGGAGGTACACGGCAGCGAGCGTCACGACCAATGCAGCCTACCGAGGACCTTTCATGGAAACGATCACTTGCGGCTCATGGATAGGCCAGCTCGGCAAGGCGCTGGCACCACGGGAGCTGGAAGCGCTGTTGTGGGTGGCCCAAGGCCTTACCACCAAGGAAATCGCCCGAGAGATGGCGGTAAGCCCGGGCACCGTGGCCAACCGTATCGAAGCCGCACTGTTTAAGCTCGAAGCCGGACGCCGCATCGAGGCGGTCACCAAGGCCATGCGGCAGCAGATCATCAGTCCTCTCTGCATCGCCCTTGCCGGCCTCATCGCCATGCACGCGGTGATCGACGACAGCGACCCAATACGCCGCGACCGCCGTGCGCCGGAGCGCCGCACCGCCCAAGTTCGAATCGTTCGCAAGGCCGAAGCCTTCGCATACCACGCCTGACAAACCCGAGGATCACCCCATGCAGACAGCAATGCACCCTGCTTTCGAGCAGAAGCTTGCCGTGCTCGCGGCCCTGCTCGAGCGCAGCAAGTCAGTGAGGGCCGAGGCCCATGCCAAGATCGGCCAGACCGCACCCCGCTACCAGGCATCTGGCAAGGGCGCGACGTGGGATGTGATTGAGATCGCAACCGGGGCCAAGCAGGGCTTCGCGTACAGCTACCGGACAGCCATGCGGTTTGTGGATGCGATGGAGGCAGGCGCAGCCAGCAAACAAGGCGGCCTGCAATGATTGGGCAATCGAACAGCCGCGACCAAATTCTGGCCCAGCTCACCGCCAGCATCGACAGCTTCTTTGGCGACGGTGGTTCCGTCGAAACCCTGCCCGGGTTCGAGTACGTGCCACACCGACCTCATCGCGACCTTGAGCCAATGCGCGCATCCGTCGCCGCCCCAGTCAACAAGCGGGTGGCTGCTCGGCTGAAGCAGCTTGATGAGCTTCGCGAGCTGGCGAAGACCATGACTTACAAAGAGGCAATGGCTCACACCGGCCTCGCCCAAGCAACGCTCGGGCGGGCTGCCGCACAAGGCAAGTTCAAGTTCCAGCGCGATCCGAACTACGGCATGAGCAACCTGGGCAAGAAACTAAGCGACCCCGTCGAAGACCTGGCGAAGGCAGAAAAAATCATTGCTTACCGCAATGTCGGGATGTCCAGGGCAGACGTTGTGCGCGAGCTGAAGATCTCCTTCAAGCAGCTGGGCCGACTGCTCCGAGAGCTTGAAATCGACTTCCCGACCACTGCCGAGAAGCGAGCGACGAGAAAAGCATGAAACGCATCACCTCGCGCGTCCGGCACGGCCGGCGCCAGCAGCACATCAATCTGCCGCCCAGCGGCATCGCCCATCAGGAGACGCAGCAATGTCCAAGCCCACTGACACCACAGAGTTCCTGCAGGAGCTCAACGGCGGCGCCTTCGCCAGCCAAATCGGTCACGCCCTTTCGGAAGTAGCCGCAGGCGTTGTCGATCACGGCAAGGCAGGGAAAATCACCATCACCCTGGACTTCAGCCAGATCGGCGACTCCCACCAGGTAAAGATCAAGCACAAGCTTGACTACAAAGTGCCCACCAAGCGCGGCACGCGCAGCGAGAACACCAGCCTCGACACGCCGATGTACGTTGGCACCGGCGGCAACATCTCCCTCTTCCCCGAAAAGCATGACCAGCTCTTCAACCGTGACGAAGCACCGGTACACCCACGCTCCTAACTCACAGCATCTACAAGGAATAGCGCATGTCCCTCAGCAAAGAAGCTCTCGAACTGATCCAGGAAAACACCATTGCGGCAGTTGGCCGCGATCTGCCGGCCTTGGGCCCGGTGGTCGTTGTCCCGCAAAACTTCAACGTGGTTGATCTCGAGCGTTATCAGGAAGGCCGCAACCGCTTCCGTGGCACCTACTCCACCCACTCGCTGGCTGATTACAGCGCCTATGTCGTCGAGCGCGCCGCGCCAGCAGCACGCGGCTTCATAGACCAGGACAACATGAGCTGCATCGTGCTGTTCAACATCGGCACCGCCGAAGAGCCAGGCCATGCCGATGACCGCGCCGTGCTGCGCCTCAAGGCTTCCGCTGCGTTCGCCGCCGTTCAGGCAGTATGCGGCCAGAGCCTGGTGCAGAAGGCCATGAGCGACTGGATCGAAGACTGGAACCAGCACCTCGCGGCCACCGATGAAAATGGCCAGACCATGACCATCGCCAAAGCGATTGCTGCGGTTCGCACCATCACCGTGAAGGCATCGTCCGAGAGCGACCACGCAGTAGGTGAAACTCGCGCCAGCCGCAGCACCATGGACCAGATCGAAGCAAGCAGCAAAGATACCCTGCCGGCATGGCTGGACTTCAAGGTCATTCCGTTCGAAGGCTTGGGCGAGCAAGTAATCCGCCTGCGCGTGTCGGTCATCACCGGAGGCTCGCAACCAGTACTGAAGCTGCGCTGGATCGGCGAAGAAGCCCAGCGCGAGGCAATCGCTCAAGAGTTCAAGGCTGTTCTCGACGCCAAGGTGGGCACTGCCGCGAAGCTCTCGCTGGGAACATTCGACGCGAAGTGACCTCGCTCAGCGCCACAGATCACGATCTCCCGGTGTGTGGCGCTGGAGTTCAAGCGCAAGAGCATGCTGATGAATCAGCAGGATCCGGGGGATGAACTGTTAGCCCCTACAGACTCTCAAACTCGCCGCTTCGCCCCTTAGGGAGAGCACGCACTGCAGCCTTCAAGGCAGCCCGAATATCATCTCCTGTAAATGAATGATCACAGCCCTCGCAGCTACTACCTACGATCTCTTCGAAGGTTTGAGGCCTGGTATTGAAAAGACTAAATGGCATCATCCCGCACCTTGGGCAAACAATGAGAAAGCTGCTATGCCAGGGAGTTTTGCTCACAGCGGACCACCTATGTATCAATTTTTTTTGTAATCCTAGCTTCCGCGCAAGTTCAACTAGGCCACGCCGTATTCGGCCACGGAGAGCGTTCAGGCTCAATCACCTGCGCGACTATCACCACAAGATCTACCGCACGTGACTATGGCCGTAAAACTACCGGTGAAGCTGTGCCGAAGCTCTCGCGGCATGTCGTAGGAAAAGTGGATCAGCCAGGAACCGTCGCCCAATAGCACAGCCTCCCGACGGTACTTAGCAACCTGATCCTCATCAATTCCGAGAACTGCTGCGACTTCTTGGTTTGTTGGCTCGCGGTCCATCGGGGATTCATCTCCGTGTGCTGGAAGACAACAAATACTCCCACTGAAACCAAATTGCCACTATCGCGTAACTGCCGCGCGAGGCCGCACATGCGTAAGATTCACGCCGCCAACTGACCCGCCAGCGCCTCGCATCCCCCGCTAGCGCTCCGTCAGATGAACGCCAATAGCAAAAGCCGCCATGACTAGGACTACCTCTGCCACAACGTAAGCAACGAAGAACTCATCCGAAAACATGCCTGGATCTCTGAGAGGCCGCATTGCCCTGTGCAGTGCGGGATTGGCTCAGAGCCATCACCGTTCGCAAAAGTTCATTCACTACGCGGCGCTGCCCGCCAGCCCTAATCGAAAACGCCGCCTGATGAGGCGGCGCTGACTGACGAAGACCGGACGTCACCAGGTCTTCGGCTCTGACTTTTTATACGAGCCACCGGTCATGCACTTCTCGACCAGGTCTTCGCGGGCCTTGTTGTCTGGAAGTGTTTTCAGGTAGTCGGGCTGGCAGTGCTCGGATGTCGGTTCATAGGCAGCGGTGTCGACGGTGTCTTCTTTGCAGCCAGCCAAGCTCATAACGAGTGCCGCAGCGAGGATTGGGGCAAGGTATGACTTCACGGCTTGAACCCCTTGTCCTGGCTCTCATCAGGCGGAGTGATGTTCCAGAGATTCTCGCTGGCCTCCTGCTGTGCCTGCGCCTTCTTCTCCTCCTCGGACTCCCAGCATCCGCTGAGGGACAGGGCAGCAATGGCGATGATGGCTGAGCCAATGATGGTGCGTTTCATGAGGTTCCTTCCTGTGAAATGGCCGGGCGTTATATCAAACATCCCCACCCCTCCGCAAAACGTGGCGCCGTGCCATCAGCCAGCGCCTTCCCCTATTCAACGATAACGACTCACGCCACCCTGGCGAGGACCGCCCATGTCTGCATTTCAGAAAAAGAACCCGCTCGACTTCAAAACCCAGTACGGCCTTGGCTTCGATCCGCAAGACGATGAGATCGTGGTGGACTTCTTCTGCGGTGGCGGCGGCGCCGGTACCGGGCTGGAGATGGGCCTGGGCCGCCCGGTGAATGTCGCAAAGAACCACAGCCCGGCAGCGATCAGCATGCACACCGTCAACCACCCGCACGCCCGCCACTTCCCCACTGACGTATTCGAGGGTGATCCTGACACGGAATGCCAAGGGCGCTCAGTGGGCTGGTTCCACATGAGCCCCGACTGCACTCACCACAGCCAGGCCGCCGGCGGACAGCCGCGCAAGCGTGAAATACGCAACCTGTCTTGGATCGGCCTCAAGTGGGCCGGCAAGAAGAAGCCACGGGTGATCAGCCTGGAGAACGTTAAGCAGATTTTGCAGTGGGGCCCATTGATCGCGAAACGCGACAAGGCGACCGGGCGCGTGGTTACCCTTGACCTAGTACCGCATCCGTCCAATCCGAAGAAGGCCGTAAACCGCGTGGCCGAGCCGGGCGAGCAGGTACCGGTATCCAATCAGTTCCTGGTACCGAACCCCAAGCGCCGTGGCATCACCTGGCGCCGCTTCGTCCAGTTGCTGGAAGGCATGGGCTACCAGGTGGAATGGCGCATTATCAAGGCGTGCGACTTCGGCGCTCCGACAAGCCGCGAGCGCCTGTTCATGATCGCCCGCTGCGACGGCCAGCCAATCGTGTGGCCGAAGCCTACCCACGCCAAGAGCCCGGTCAAGGGACAGCAGAAGTGGCGCACCGCCGCGGTGTGCATTGACTGGAGAGTCCCGAGCAAAAGCATCTTCGGTCGCAAGAAGGAGCTGGCAGCAGCAACGCTGCGCCGTGTGGCCAAGGGCATGAAGAAATTCGTACTGGACAACCCGCAGCCTTTCATCGTGCCGATCGCCAACTGGTCTGGCGAGCTGGCCCAGTCGGCAAATGAGCCGCTGCGAACTGTGACCTCCTGGCCGCGCGGCGGGTCATTCGCTGTGGCTAGCCCAGTAATGATTGGGGCCGGCGGCCCGGTCTATGCGGGAAAGCCAGTGCCAGCCGACCAGCCGATGGGCACCCTTATGACCCAGAGTCACCGGGCGCTGGTGACAGCCTTCATCGAACAGGCCAACGGAGGATTTAACACCACGCCAGCGAAGGGCGCAGACGACCCGCTGACCACGGTCACCAACACCGGCAGCCAGCAGCGCCTCGTGACCGCCAGTCTGGCTACTCTGCGCCGCAACTGCGTAGGGCGTGCAGTAGATGACCTGGTGCCGACAATGACCGCCGGCGCCGAGCATCACGCCCTGGTCGAATACAGGTTGTCACCAGAACATGAGGAAGGCGCCCTGCGCGTCGCGGCATTCCTGATCAGCTACTACGGCACGGAAAACATCAGCACGTGTGATGCCCCAGCGCCGACGGTTACCACCAAGGACCGCCTGGGCCTGGTCACCGTCTTCGTGAAGGGAACGCCCTATGTGATCGTAGATATCTACCTTCGCATGTTGCAGCCGCACGAGCTCTACCGCGCCCAGGGCTTCCCGGCCAGCTACATCATCGACAAGGGAGCCGACGGCAAGCCGTTCACCAAGACCGAGCAGGTGCACATGTGCGGCAATAGCGTTAGCCCGCCGCCTATGGCTGCCCTCGCCCGCGCAAATGACCCTTGGCGATCAGCCACTGCCCAGGCTGTTGCAGCCTAGTCTTCGACAAGTCGGAACTGCATCTCCACCGGGCCGCCAGGTGCACGCGATTCCATAACTGCAACATGTTTGGCCCCGCACTGCTGGCAGTAGAAGACCTGACTGTCCAGCACTTCATCGTGGTCCAAGTCGGCGTCAGTTTCTTTCTCACATTTCTGGCAGATGAATTTTCTACTCATCTCCGGTGCTCCTAACCCACAACACATTCAGCGTAGCCGGTCTTTTAGCCGGCCTCTGAGGTATCCCCATGCCCACAGAAAACCGATCCAGCACCATCGAGCAGCATGACCATATCGAGGGGATCATCGATATGGTCAGCGCCCCCTTCCAGCACGAAGACCGGTACATAGTCATCAAGCGCAGCGACCTGGCGCTACTGTCACCTGTCGACTCAGATCTCGCGCACTCCTTTCTCGAAGGCGTGATGTCACTGATGGCCGAGTGGAACTGCCCAGCGCGGGAGTGCCTGGTGATTGAAAGCGATTGGCCGGAGTTCGCGCCAGCCTGGGCATCCATTGAAGCGCGCGTTACAGCCCGGCCAGCCCCGCAGCCCCACCCCGAGCCGATAGCCTGGATGGTTGGTACTGCCATCTGGTGGACCAAAGAAGAGGCTGAGCGGGATGCGGCAGAGACTGGGCTGCCGCTTGTTGGCCTGGGGCCGATGTCTGAGTCGAACAAGCCGACGATCCCGGAGGGCTACTGTCTCATGCCAAGGCGGCTCACTGCCGAGAACGGTGCCAAAGCACTGCTGCTCGGCGAGTTCAAGCTGGAGGTCACGCGCGAGTGCCCAGAATGCCTGGAACTGGACGAGCCAGCAGATGGCTGCGAGATCTGCGATGGCGAGGGTGAGTACGCACAGCGCCACACGATCCCGTGGGACATGATCAAGTTCATCTACAGCGAGGCCGTGAAGGGTCTTGCTTTCCAGCGGAACGTGACCTGCAAGCCATCATGACATTCGGAGTACATAAGTACTCCACCCGGCTGTAACCCCTCTCCCCTCTACTTTGAGGCGGCGAGACGATTGGCAGTTGGAGCACCGTCAATAGCAATCCGGCGGGCCCGGCCGACGCCCCATGCCAGCGCTCTAGTCATCGACTCACCCGGGCGCGACTCGAAAGCCTCCTCATGAAGCGCAGAGCCGCTCGGGGCGTATACACCGATGAACATCTGCGTGTTACCCGTTCGCGACAGTCGCACCTGGACATCTATGAACGTTCCATCGTCGAGTGTTTCGTCATGAGTCCTATGGTGAAGCGTCGGGTCAGCCCAAGACCAAAAAACATCACCGCGAATTCTCATGCCGTCCTCCTTCGACTTCAGTTGTATGCATCAACCCACCATAGCCAAACCGAAGCGGTTCGCAACCGCACCTGCCTGTTTCGTGATCTGAATCAGACTATTGGCCATCACCAATGCTCCTAACCCCTCCCCCTTCTATTCACTGCCGCGATATGGCGGCCAAGGAAGTCGTATGCTCGAAGCAAACATCAACCAGCACCTGAGCACCCTCACCGCAAGCCAGCTGGCCAAGCTGCTTGTCATGCGCAAGGGCCTCCAGTTCGGCTACGGCTACACGTTCACCGACGATGATGGGCAGTCTACCGACGTCGATCTGGCCTTCCTGGCTGCGGCACCTGGCGAGCTGCTCGAGGTTCTTTTCGAAGAAAACGAGCATGACGACGCCATCAACGAAGTGCGATACGAAGCTGAACAGGTCAGCGGCATCCGCGAGTGGTGCCACTACAGCTGGGGAAGGAACTACGACATCGACGTGAAAGCATTCATCCTGCCTGACGGCCGCGCCCTGGCTTTCTGCGAGATGAGCGGCGGCGGAAAGCACGGCGAGCCGAATGCCTACCCGTGGGTGAATGAGGCCAAGTTCATCAAGGTCGCCGGCGTCGAGGAACGGGTCATCAAGATGTACCGGTTTGAGGAAATCAAAGACGGCGCTGAGGTGGAGCCATGACCCGCCTCGCCCTCTGCCTCCTTCTGCTGGCCACCGGCGCCAGCGCAACCGAGAACGTTATCGACGTGCAGCACGACAGCCAGCGCGGCGTCACCTGCTACCTGCTCAACGGGGTCGGCATCAGCTGCATCCCCGACAGCCAGCTGCAGGCCGGCAACCAGCGCCAGCTCTCCCCGCACGAAACACAACCTGAACCTACACCCGCACTGGCGCCTGGGCGCTGGATTGATGAGAGGTATCAGCTGTGAGCAAAGCCGCCCGGAAAGATGTGCTCGACGAGATGACCAAGGAAGACCTGGTGGAGTGGATCAGGTCTCAGCACTTTTTCATAAAGCCCAAGAAGAGCGATGTGCTGTATCTGCGCTGGAAGCGGCAATCGGCAGACGTTCTGACCGAAATGGAGAAGGAGAACCGCGCGCTTGACCATCTGGACTTCAGCGAGCGGGATCGACTGGCTCGGCAGTTCAACGCGTCAATAGATCCAAGTGAGCGGCTTCGACTGGTCGAGAAGATAGAGCCTTATGACAAGGCCCTGAGAGACCACCTGAACCGCTCCGAGGCGATCAACCGCAAGCAAAAGCGAGTGGATGCACTCTACGACCAGATCGAGGTCGAGCGGAAAAAGGAGTGCCGATGATGACCGACCTGATCGAAGTGAGGGTATCCAACCTGATCGGCGCGCCGCTGGACTGGGCGGTGGCCATGGCCGAAGGCTTCGGCACAGACCCTGAGTGCAGGACCACAATCTGGCGCAGCCGGACTGACCCTACCAGCGCCAGCATCCGCGGCGCGACTGATGGCTTCGGCTATCGCCCTTCCAACAACTGGGAGCACGGCGGCCCGCTGCTCGAAAAGCACCAGGCAGGGTTGAGCCATGACCGGTATTTGTCAGGCGGGCCATGTGGCTGGAGCGCAGGCCCGCTCAACTCGACCTGGCTTTCCGGACCTACACCCCTTATCGCCTTCTGCCGTTCCCTGGTTCACGCAAAACTTGGGCCGATCGTGCGGGTACCAAAGGAGCTACTGCCATGATCGCCCTCGCCTACATGGCCTACCTAGTATGGAAGGCGCCGCGATGAGCAAGCCGCATGCGCGAACCCGCACCGGTGCGAAGGTTACCCTCACCGTCGAACTGACGAACCTAGGATCTTGGGGGCCGGACTGCACTCTAGACCAGGTCTACCGGCAGGCCCGAGAGGCGGCGATCGGTCGCCTGAACAAGGTATTCAAGGACCACCTTGATACCACCCGCATTCTTGGCCCAATCGTCGTCGAAGCCGTAACCACCGACCTCGAAAAGCGTTAACCCCTCCCCCTATCACTCAAGCCCGCCGACATGCGCGGGCGAGGATGACCTATGTCCGCAACAGAACGATTCCACCACACCGCGAACGACTGCCTGGAGCGCCTGGCGGCCGATCTCTGGCCGGAAGCCAAGCTGGCTCTGGTCATCTACACCCCTGAAAAGCCTGAACTCGACATCGTGCTCAAGGACAGCGGCCTCAACGTTGACGAGGTCGTGAGCACCCTGCGCCGTCGCGGTGGCCTGGGCCTGGATGGCGAGAACATCTACAAGCGCCTGCTCTGCGACGCGATCATCGGGGCCATGGCTTGCGGCAAGCAAAACAGCAACCCGCCGCCTGCTGATCACTGGGGTCAGGAGTTTTGGAATATCGGCCGGGCCGAGGGCGCACTGCAGGAAGAGCTGATTCAGGCGCTCCGCCTGGCCCGCAAAGAACTGGACGCCTGCCAGCGGGCGATCCACTACGCCGGCGGCTTCGATCCAGCTTACGTCGACGATGCCCAGGCGGCGCTCAAGGTCGCCGACACGGTGCTCGAGAAAATGCCCGCCTGACCCCAACCTGCCGCCACCGGCGGCGTGGAGACCAACATGCATTCAAAAAGGAAGAAGCCAGGCGATGAACGCGCCGGGGTGGAAGAGGCCGTTGCCCAGGAAATGGACAAGGTAACGGAGGAAAAGATGGCCGAACTGCTGGGAATCACGCTGCGAGCGCTTCAGACCCGGCGCCAGCGCGGGAAAATCCCTGAAGGCGTCTGGAATAAGAACGGCCGCAACATCATGTACAGCAGATGGAGATATGAGGAATGGCTCGAAAGCCTGTGGGTCTGCCCCCTGGAATTGAAATCCGAGGAGACTCGCTCCGAATCCGTTTCACTTGGAACGGTGAGCGTCGCGGGGAAACCCTCGCCCATCCCCCGACGGCGCAGGGCATCCGCGCAGCCAGCCGTGTACGTGATCAAGTAGTAAACCTGATCCGCCACGACCTGCTGGACGACGAGAAGTATGCCGAGCTATTCCCGGGCTCGGAGGTGGCCCGCCGGACGGCGGAGTCCATCCCGAGCCTGGGCGCCTACACCCAGATGTGGCTGGATAGTCGCCACATCGTCGAAGGCACCCGCAACAACTACAAGAGCGTGTTCAACATCTACTGGATGCCGTACCTCGGCCTACGCCGGATAGACATGATCACGCCGACCATGCTTCGCGGGGTCATTTCGCAGATCCAGTGGACGTCAGTTGGCGTCAAGCGGAATGCGATCATCAAGCTGTCCAGCGTTTTCAAGACAGCGGTCCTCGATGGTTTGATCGCCAAGAACCCCACCAACTCGCTCGATAAGCCAAGGGCCGTCAAGAAGGTCGTAGACCCTTACACCAGGGCGGAAGCAGAGGCGATAATCTCCCACCTGTATGCGACGCTTCAGAAATACTCGCAGATCTACGCAGCGTTCTTCGAGTTTTGCTTCTTTACTGGAGTCCGCCCTGGCGAAGCAATGGGCCTGAAGTGGGAGGACATCGACCTTGATCAGCGCTCCGCGACGGTTCGCCGGATCATCGTTAACCGTGCCCCCCAGGAACGCACGAAAACCAAGCATCATCGGGTGGTCCTGTTAAACGAGCGAGCACTAAACGCCATCAACCAGGCCCAGCGAATGGCTACTCTTCGTCGCATGGCGTCCAAGTCGGCCCACCCTACTAGCCCCTTCGTGTTCCAACCTAGCAAAGGTGGGCTGTGGATTAACGAGCCAAGTGTTACAATCCGCCACTTCAAATCGGCGCTGAAGGCGCTGAACATCCGTGAACGCCGTCAGTACGACACCCGCCACACCTACGCAACCATGTGCCTGATGTCTGGGATGAACCCCGCGTTCATCGCGAGCCAGCTCGGCCACAGCGTCGAGATGTTGCTCTCTACCTACGCGAAATGGATCAGCTCCTCCTCGGACTGGAGGGAGCTGGAGAAGCTGCCGCCCCGAGTCGAATTGGCCCAAAATTGGCCCAAAACTGACGAGAGGGCCTAA